TATGATGTCTGATAAAGTTTGGAAAGGCATCTTTCTCTGTGCAATCCTACTCATTGGAGACCCATTTGTGGTTCTTAAAGCACAGCAAGTGACACCTGTACAAGTGGCACATAACACTCCCCAAATCTGAGTTTATGTGCTATGATGTATTCATCAACAGTTAAGGAACAATGATTGACACTTGTAAATTGCATGATGATTTAGAATATTTTGCAACCTATCTTGGTGTTGATTATGATGACTATTATCAACTCATCTATAATCTCCCTGATGAAGATGAAGATGTACAAATAGGTCTCACTGATTGATTGATGGGAATGTGTTTGCCCTAAAAGTTACACAACTTTGTTAACTTACCACTTTCTTTATTATGTCTGCTGATCTGATGGTTTCTGCTCTGCGTCGTGGTCAAACTGGCAATGAGATTCTTCAGATTCTTGATGCTATCACTGGTGCTGATAGTGATAATACTGACACTGAAAATGTAGGTGCTCAACCTACTTCAGAGTTTATTGAGTTCTGATCATAAATAGGGGCATTGTTGCCCCCTTCTTGGGCACATAGCATAATGGATAATGCCACTGCCTTCTAAGCAGTTGATTGGGGGTTCGAGTCCCTCTGTGCCTGTTCTAACTGTAAAACAATGACTACTCCAAATTGGATACACAACTCAGGAAAACAAAAGAATACAAAAGGAACTTGCAAAGGAAAACTAAAAGCACGCAAACAAGTATTACAAGCACTAAAAGAAAAATATAATATCAAATGACGTATAATCACACAATACAAACACAAGCAGCATTTGAAAGAATTGATGATGCTTTACTTGGAAAAACAGATGATAATTTATCTCAAATCATTAGAGATTTGAATTATATGTTATGGAAAGCAATTGAAATATCAGACACTAAATCATCCTTTGATGATGGGTCTGATTATGACCCACCATCACACTGTAACATTCCTCAAAGATACTAATGCTTGAACTTCTTGCATCTGTTATGATTTCTTCCTCTCAACAATCAGAAGAGATCAATAAGTTTTGTGCTTATGTTGTAGGCATACCTTATGCAAGTGATAATTTTACAGATGAAGAATGGAATAGATTTGTATATTGTAGAGAGCACCTGAGAATGTGACAGTTGAGCAAGTGTCCACAACCCCTTGACTTTTGCTGATTCTTGTGCTATCATACATGTATGAAAAATCAAAACACAAATTTGACAACCGAAAACATTATTGACAAGATTGAGCAGTTCTGTGATGTTCTTCGCACTAACTTTCAATCTACTGCTATTGCTCGCCACAGAGAATATATTGATAAAGGTGAGAATGTAGACTATCACCAGCAACAGATTGATAAACTCTGTGAGGGTGAAGGTGTGGATGAATATACTTACATCAAAGGCAAAAAGTATGCTAAGATTGTTCATCTTGCTGGTCCTAGTAAGCAACGCAGTGCACATGCCTTTGTTGATTTGAATACTGGTGATGTGTACAAATCTGCATCTTGGCAATCACCTGCAAAGGGCATAAGGTATAATCTTCTTGATGAACAATCTTGTGTTCAAATGTACAAACGTGCAGATTGGGCAGGTGGATATCTTTACAAATGAACTACCTTTGTTTTGTTGATGGTCTGCTAGAATATGCTAGCACCAGTTCCTCAAACTTCGCACATTATCAGTTAATGTATGCTGAAGAGCATAAAAATGCTAATGTTCAGTATCTTACTTTGACTGATGAAGAGTATGATGAAATGTTCCCTTATGAAGAAGAATGAAAGCATCAGTTTTTTGTATTCTGTGCCTTGCTATTGGTGCTCTTGTGAGTCTAAATGCTGACCACCAAATGAAACAAGATTTGCAGAGAATTGATCCCCACACCTATACCATGTGACACTTGTAGAACTGACCACTTATGCTTGACTTTCTTGTGAATCTATGGTATCATACATGTATGAAAGATAAATTTATGACTGACTCCACTCTTGATCTCTTTTGTGATCATGCAGATGCACAAATGGCAGATGAATATGCCATGGAACTTGAATCTAAAGCAGCAGAATTAGAAATTACTGTTGACTATTATATTGCTGAGTTCCTTTGATCATTAACAACATTAACAACAACATGCTTACCATTTCTCAACCCTTTCATCACCTCAATCTGCCTAAACTTGCAGACATTCCTACTCAAACTGTAGATGGTTCTCGTAAGTATGTGGTGAATGGTAAACTGTTGCCTTCTATCACTAGTGTTACTTCCTATCAGAATCGCAAATCTATTGCTGAATGGAGGGAACGTGTTGGTGCTGATGTAGCAAACAAGATCAGTCAGTTTGCATCAACTAATGGCACTAAGTTCCACAGTATTGTTGAGCAATATGTGGATAATTCTATTGACTTTTCAGAATATGAAGGCAATGAGAATTATGAAGTTGCTCTGAAATTGTTCAATCAATTTCAACATCTTCTTGATAGGATTAACAATGTTCACTATCAAGAATGTGCACTGTATTCTGAACAACTTGGCATTGCAGGTCGTGTAGACTGTATTGCTGAGTTTGATGGTCAGTTGTCTATTATTGACTTCAAGAGTTCTTCTAAACCAAAGTATGAATCTCAAATCCTTGGGTATTTTGTACAGGAGACAGGTTATGCTAAAATGTATGAAGAAATGACTGGTAAGAAAGTTACTCAAATTGTAACTCTTGTTTCTTGTCACTCTGGTGAAACTCAAGTGTTTATCAAGAATCCTGATGATTATGTTGACACTCTCAAGCAATATATTGTAGACTATAACAACAAAGGTAACTGATCATGGCAACTTGGCGTGCACAATGCTGGTTAGGTTCTGAGGTTGGTTATCAAGATCTAGAAGTCCAAGCAAACACTTGGAATGGTGCAAAATCACAACTAGAGAGAGTTTATGGTGCAGAACAAATCATCAATTTGCATGAAGTAAGTGATGACGATGATTATTCCTCAGGTGGAGGATTTGATGGTGCAGGTATGCTTGTGCTTGCAGTCATTGTATTTGCTATTGCTGCCTGGAAATATATTCTTATCTTTGGTGGTATTGCATTAGTTATTTGGTTGCTCATTAGGTTTGCAAATGATAACTAAATAGATTTTTTGCTAGTGTAGCTCAGTTGGATAGAGCAGGGCTTTTGTAAAGCTCAGGTCGCAAGTTCAAGTCTTGTCACTAGCTTTTAACACAAATATGTGGCATTTCAATGATACCATGTGCCAGTTGTAGAAGTGGTCGGTATATTTTCGCAAATGCCCAAATCCGTGGTATCATACATGTATGAAAAATCAAAACACCTCTGAAGTCTTCCACTATGTCAACAACTGGAAGGAAGGCAAAGTAAATCAAATGTTCATTCAGCAAGTTACACCTGAATGGCAAGAATGTGACCACAAATATGTTGCCATTGCTCTCAATCCTGTTACTAACAAGAGCATGGTAATGTCTAAACCTCGCAGTCATTATGATACCCTAATGTGGGTTCGTAAGTTCTGTGGTTCTTTCTCTGTTCTGTATTGATTGAGTATGAAACTCTTTTTTGCTGGTTTGATTGTTGCAACTGTTGGGTTCAATGGTATTGCTAACATTCTAAATGTTGGTCTTAACATTGTACAAACTCATGCACAGCAACTCAACACACAACTATCACAAATTGAGTCCAATTAGTGATAGCATGTGCCACATGTACTAGTGGCACAAATCACTTGACAAATCCTTGAAAATGCCCTATAATACACTCATGCAAAAAACAAAATCCTTTTCTAAAGTCATCTACAACGTTTCCAACCCTAAGTGCGTTGTATTCGATCTAGATGCAACTCTGTGTCATCATGGTTCACAGTCTGGGTTTGATGAGTGTGATCAATTCCCTGCTATTGATGCTGTTGTTGATGTTGCCAAGTATTGCAAATCTCAGGGATTTGATCTAGTCATTGCAACTGCACGTCCTGATACTTATGCAGAGGGCACAGCATACTGGTTGCAGCAACATTTGCCAGAGTTTGATGCTCTCTACATGAAAAATGCAGATGATGATGCAACTGGTTCACAGTGTAAGGGTCAACAACTGATGGACATTTGTAGGTTCTGGGATATTCAATTCTGGGTTGATGATTCTCCATACAATGCTGCAGTTATTCGTGATCATGGTGTAGACTGCATTCGTCCATCCCATAATGATGATTTCTGGGCAAGTTATGGTGATAAATGATCCCATTATTCATCACTTCATGTTATCAAGAACCATCATGATGATGTTGATAACAATGAACAACACACTAATTGACATAAACTCATGCAAGAATACTACCAAAACTTCTACAAAACTCTGGTTCTGAATGTTGCAACTATTTCCGCAATCATTGTGGGAGTTGTTACATTTGCAGTGCGGAGTTTCAATGAGAACAATGGAACAGATAAGGTCAGGCAAGTTATCCTAACTGTTCTAGACAAACTTGATACCATTATCCTCAAAACTATGGATGTGGTTGATACTGATGTGCCAGATGTAGAAGTGGCACAATAGTGCTTGCAAAATCACGAAATCTGTGCTACCATACATGTATGGAAAAACAAATGACAACTGACTTCCCCACAATTCAATCCAAAGATGGCACTATGAAAGTGTCGTTCTATCCTGTCAAAACACCCTTTGGAGATATATCTGAGACCTGGACACTTAAGGTGCTTGAGTGGAAAGGAATTGAGACAATTTCTAAGAAGTTCATCAACAAAGTTGAGAAGAAAGTTCAACTGCGTGAGTATGCTGGTTATGGTTATGTGTTCCTGAAAGATAACACTAACCTTCCACAACTTGGTAATCCTATGGCAGGTGCATGTTGATGATTGATACAGTAAACCAAATGACGATTGATGAGATTCTTGATAGGATTATCAAGACCACAAATACAGCAATTTATGTGTCTGAGAGTGCAGTAGATGATCCTGAGAAAGGTTATCCCTATGCTGCAGGTTATGCACGCTCTGCCCTGAAAGAAGTGCTAGAAAGCGTTAACCACCTGAAGTGCCTTGTGCCAGTCAAGGAAGTGTCACAAGACCCCTTGCAAAACCCCTGATCCTGTGCTACCATACATGTATGGAAAATCAAACCACTAATCAAATGACTGCTGTTGTTACTTTCTCCTCTGAAGTTCAGGCAAAAATTGATGAACTGAAAGAGCAAAACTATTATGATGAGGATATGTTGGTCTTCATCAGTGAGCATGGGGAAGAAAACTTCCTTGCTTATTATGAGGAATATGTAGAGAATGGTGAGGACTATTCTTATGAGGTAGTTGATGCATTTGTAGATGAGTTTGGTATTGAGTGCATTGCACATTTCACTGATGCCTATTATGGACAGTATGACAGTGAGGAACAATTTGCAGAGCAATTTGTAAATGACTGCTATCCTAACAGTCTGCAAGATATGCCAGTTGTGATTGATTGGAGTGCTACCTGGAATGTAAATCTGAGGTATGATTTCTCCTTTGTTGATGGATACATCTTCCACAAAAACTTCTGATAGTTGCACTGAATCCTTCCACCTTGGTGGATTCTCTGCAACCCTCAAGTTGCACCACTGTTTCACTCTTTCAAAACAAATGACTGCTACTCTTTCGATGCCTAAAGTTGTTGCTCTGTCTATGCTCGCCAAAGCACAAGATGGCAATCAACTTCTTGAAATTCTTGATGCAGTTATTGACACTCAAGAGGATCAAGTTCCTGTGGTTGATGTAGAAGATGAAGTTTCCGCAGAGTATCCTACTGATGCCTACATCATGGACAATGATTATGCTGATGATTTTGATTTCTGATCACTAAATGACATCATGTGCCACTAATCAAAGTGGCACTAACATTTACCGAAACCCCTCAATCTGTGGTATGATACATGTATCAAAGGTTGAGAAACAACTTCAAACCATGCAAACCATCAATCAAACCACACAAACCATCAATCAAACCTATAATGGTTGGGCAAATTATGAAACCTGGAATGTATCCCTGTGGATCCAGAATCAACCTTTTCTGTATAACACTGCTGTTGCATGTGTAGAGTATGTTTCTGACAATGAAACTCCTTACCAAAAGTTCATCAGGAACATGGTAAACATTGATAAACTCACCACTGCTGATGATGTTTCCTGGGACAGCAAATTGATCAATCATGATGAGATCAATGAAATGATGATTGATATGCACAAAGAAGAAAACTGATTCCCATTTATCAATAAGATAGAGGTTAAGTCCCTGCTATGTCCTGATGAGGCATAATCACACTTAATCCATCAATAAGATAGAGGTTAAGTCCCTGCTATGTCCTGATGAGGCATAATCACACTTAATCCATCAACAACTAACAACAAACAAAATGACCATTAAGTACACTTTCGACATTCAATCCAAACAACCTGTGTATGCTATCTTCCAGAATGATGTTTGTATTCTCCTGACTACATCTATCACCACTGCTATTAACAAGATCAAAAACAAATGATAATCAAGACTAACAAAGTTTTCCAGATTGAGTTATGTCAAGAGGATGCACAAAGGATCATCAATTCCATTGAACTTTATAAAGATCATTGTAAACAACTGATTGATCAATGTGTAACTGAAGAACAGAAAAGTACAGCATGGTTAGAATGGTCTTATGTGAGTGAGTTGCTATACATGGTAGAAGATAAGTTTGATGTCAATCAGTGGTCAAATGGGTATTCCGTGGAATATGTTGAAAATCAAATAAATGTGTAAATAAATGTAGTTGAGTTTTCCACAGGTTGTGTTAATTCTGTGGAAAAAGTGTGAATCAACTGTGTAATCTACCTATTAATCACTGTGTATAATCAGTCTAGAGAATGTGTGAATAAATGGTGCATCTTGTTGTGATCTTGGCCCCCATTGTATCACAAACTCTCCCCCCTGTCAAGCACCCCCTCCCAGTACAATTAGTGGCACAGTGAATAGTTTTCCACAGGTCTTAAGTATAAAACAGTGAAAACACAGTGCCCATCTATGTTTATACCAAAACCCAGTGAATTTGCCTGTGGAAAACTATAAGAAAACTGTGGAAAACTTGTGGAAAAAGTATAAGAAACCTGTGGAAAACTGTGTATAAGACAGTGTGATATGTGTGAGAATCAGTGTATATGACACTTGACAGATGTGCAGTCCTGTGATATAGTGAATTGGCAGGTATTGTGGGGGTTATTGTGTTGTTGGGTTGGGTAATGCGAAAATCACAAACATCCCTAACCTACAGAGGTGACAAAATGCATGAACGATATCAAGTTTATAAAAAAAATTTTTCCCTGGTAAAAAATGCCCTGGACCTTTTTGAGGAATTTGAGTATATTAGAGTTTGCCTGTGGGAGACCTTAAATATAATTGGATCCTATTATAGGAAAAAAATTTTCCCAGAAAAAAATGGTCTATAAGTTGATTGCAAGGGACAGGGTATTTTGTGAGGGTACTATGTCTGAGTGTAGAAAATGTCTCACGGGTATCTCCCAGATGATTAGTGCAGGATTATCAACTAATTTTCAGGTAGAAGAATTTGTGATTGTTTGTGAGGTAGAAAAAGGATGAATTGGTTTGAGTATTGGATAGGGCATTGTTGGATGACTGGGTGGCAATCTATCAGAGGTGCCTATAAGATCTGGGGAGACCTTCTTACAGGCAATTATGAGGGATATGCCCTATTGAAGGAGGATGACCCTTACACAGAGTGTTATGAATGGTTCTGGGCAACACTCAATGAAGATGAAACACTTCCCAAGGAGTTTCTGGAATATCTGATACAACTGGCAGATGATATTGAGACTGGTAAGGTGAAGACTTATCCAATGACTTTAGAGGAACTTGAAGAGATTAGTGACCTTTTAGAATAGTGGCGGTAAGTCTCTTACATTATGGGGGTTATCTCTTGCATTTGATAAATATTTTTTAAAGGAGTTAATGATGATTACATTCAGGGAATTTTACGACATTTGCGAAGGTAAGAAGTCTTATGAACCTCCACATGCTGTTCCTGGATCTTTTGTGAGGGATAGTGAGGGTGGTTCATCTTATACCTTACAGAAGTATGAGGGACCAGCAGGGAAACCAAAGAAGAAAGAAATTAATAAACTAGTTGTCAGTCGTAGTGGAGCTAAAGCAGTAGAAAAATATTTAAAGCATAAAGATAAGAAGACCAGTTGACAGCAGATAAATAAGGTAGTATCATTGGTGTGATACCTACGTACATCAATCTTTGAAAATTTTATGGCAAAAGGATTTACTGTAAAAGCAAAAAATCCTTCTCAGGACGAAGAAGAACCACTTTATAATCTTGAGGAGTGTAAGGAACGAATTAGGGGTAAGAGTATAGTTTTCTGTCTTCCAGGAAGAGGTGTATCATATATTTTCCTGAAGAACTTTGTTCAGTTGTGTTTTGATTTAGTTCAGGCAGGCGCAAAGATTCAGATTTCTCAAGATTATTCTTCCATGGTGAACTTTGCAAGATGTAAAGTTCTTGGGGCAAATGTATTGGCAGGACCAGATCAACTGCCTTGGCAAGGTCGTTTAGAGTATGATTATCAACTCTGGATTGATAGCGACATTGTGTTCAGTGGCGATGCCTTCTGGGGTCTTGTACAGATGGATAAGGACATTGCTTGTGGATGGTATGCTACAGAGGATGGAAGAACTACATCAGTTGCTCATTGGTTAGATGAAGCAGACTTTAAAAACAATGGTGGGGTTATGAATCATGAGATGGTAGATACTATCTCTAATAGAAAGAAACCATTCACTGTTGATTATACTGGTTTTGGTTGGGTACTGATCAAGAAGGGTGTGTTTGAACATCCAGAAATGAAGTATCCATGGTTTGCACCTCAGATGCAGGTGTTTGATTCTGGTGAAGTTCAGGATATGTGTGGTGAGGATGTATCATTCTGTCTTGATGCAACTCGTAAATGTGATTTTGAAATTTGGTGTCATCCAAAGATCAGAGTAGGACATGAAAAAACAAGAGTTATATAATATTCTCTGTAATGGTAGAGTGATTTATAAAGATCTTTCCGAAGAAGATCTAATGGATACAATGGATGACCTGTCTCAACAATATTATGAGACAGGGGTTCCCAAACCAGAGGACATTATGGTAGAATCGATAAGTATTGAGGATTAAAAATTATGGCAAAGCGTCCTTCTCTTACTGGTGGTCAGAAAATTGAGGGTAAACCAAAGAAAACTCGTCAGGGTCGCTCTCAATTTACTAAACTGAGTGCCAGTTCCAGAAATGGAAAGACTAAAAGATACAGAGGTCAAGGAAGATAATTCATAGAGTGCTTAAATAAGTTAAGCACTCTTTTTTTATGACAGAAAAAGAATCACATATTTTTAATTGGATTAAGGATGTATCTAAAGTACATCCAGAATTGAATGGATTTGCAGTTTGTCCATTTGCATCACAATCAAAATATAAGGTCATAGAGTGCAATGCAGAAGATATTACCTTAATAGATGGGTATGATGTGTTAATTTATATCATAGAAGACCACTTTGACCTAGATGCAGTTCAATCTTGGGTCAATTATTACAATTCTAAACACAAAGGATGGAAATTTTTTGAAGATTGTGGTACATATGATACATTCATCAATGGAATTCAGACCAATAATGGCAAATATAACCTGATTTTATCTCAACCAACAGAAAAACTAAGCAAATTTAGAGAACATTTAGCAAAAACTTCATACTACGACCTTTGGGATGATGAGTATCTCAAGGAAATTCTTGAAGATGACTATGATATAATTAGAAACAAGGGATAGCAACCCCTTAAAAAGTTCTAATTCACATGAATTAGGAGCAAAATGTCAAATTTACCTGTAGATAGAGACCAAAATTACATGTATCAGATGTGGGGCACCACAAATTTAATTACTGATTACAATGCAAAACTCGAAAAGAGAACAATTCAAGAAATTATGCATGATGATATTGGTAAAAAGCATTATTTGAAGGAACAAACAGAACTTCATCAGAGAATTCGTAACGACGAAGACTATGATGATTGGGAATATGGAACAGAACCAACATATGGTAAACCACAATAAATAAAAGTAACCTATTTACTGGTGTAAAGTGCCCGTACAGAATGTATCAAAGTCATTTAAAGATGTCAGTTTGTCATTTTTAAGACATCCTGTGACAAATGACATTGCTGTGCTTAAAAATGAAGATGCTATTAAAAGATCAGTAGTCAATTTAGTCAGAACTAAGATTGGCGAAAGGTTTTTTAACTCTTTATTAGGGTCTAATGTTGAAGGATATCTGTTTGAATTAGCAAATTCTGATTTAGTTGACCCAATTCAAGAAGAAATCACAATATTAATCAATAACTTTGAGCCTAGAGTGAATCTCAGGTCAGTTAATGTGGAATTATTGTTAGATGATAATGAATTGAATATCAGCATAGTCTATGACATAGTAGGTCTGCCAGTTCCAACACAAGCAATTTCCTTTATATTACAACCAACAAGGTACTAATGGCATTTACACAGTTTACAAATCTGGATTTTGACCAGATTAAGACATCTATTAAAGATTACCTGAGAGCAAATTCAACTTTTACTGATTTTGACTTTGAAGGTTCAAACCTTTCTATCTTAATTGATATCTTAGCTTATAATGCCTATTTGGTTTCTTATAATACCAATATGGTTGCCAATGAGGCATTCCTGGATGGGGCAACCTTAAGGGAAAATGTTGTATCATTAGCAAGAAACATTGGTTATGTACCCCTCTCAAGAAGGGCAGCAAGGGCATCAATATCATTCACACTTTCAGGTATACCTGATACTGTTCAGGATGCTATTCTGAAGGCAGGAATTGTATGCACAGGTAATCTTAATAATACCAATTATATCTTCTCTGTTCCCGAAGATATCACTGTTGGAGTGGTTAATGGCACAGCAACCTTCTCCAACATTGATGTTTATGAGGGAACTTTATTAACTAAGAAGTTTACTATTAATACATCACAACCAAATCAAAAATATATCTTACCAAACCCATATATTGACACCTCAACCATCAGAGTTAAGGTTAAAAATACACCAGCAGACACTACAACAGAAGAATATACTCTTGTAGATAACATTATTGACATTGATGGAGAGTCTCAAATCTTCTTAATTCAGGAAATTGCTGATGAGAAGTATGAAATATTCTTTGGTGATGGCATTTTTGGCAAAAAATTAGAAAATAACAATGAGATTACAGCAACCTATATTACCACTAATGGTAAAGAAGGTAATGGAGCATCTTCATTTACATTCTCTGGAACTATTTTAAGTTCAAATGACGATAACTTATCACAGTATGTTTCCAATGTAATTACAGAGCAAGCAGCATCTAATGGCGATAACATCCAATCCATTGAATCAGTAAGATATTATGCCCCTAGACTGTATGCTTCTCAATATAGAGCAGTAACAGCAAATGATTATGAAGCAATCTTAGCTTCAATTTATCCCAATATTGAGTCAGTCACTGCATATGGTGGCGAAGAGTTGTCACCCCCACAATATGGAAAGGTATTTCTTGCAGCAAAACCAAAGAATGCTGAGTTCCTTTCTGAGTATACAAAAGAAACTTTAGTAGAATCCCTCAAGAAGTATTCAGTTTCTGGTATTCAAGTAGAATTTGTAGATGTTAATGTAGTTTATATTGAACTAGAATCTTCTGTTTATTATAATAATAACCTGATTAATTCTCCAAGTGACCTAAGAAGTTTAGTATTATCTTCATTAGATAAGTTTTCTACCTCCACTGACCTCAATAAGTTTGGTGGAAGATTTAAGTATAGCAAATGTTCTAGCACAATAGACAACACAAGTTCTGCTATTACATCAAACATCACTAAAGTAAGAATTAGAAGAAATGTTGGTGTTCTGTTGAATGAACCTACAAACTATGAAGTTTGTTTTGAAAATGCATTCAATGTGGTTAATAAGTCACACAACATAAGATCTAGTGGATTTACTATTAATAATTCCAATAGAACTCTTTATATTGGTGATACCCCAAATTCAGATTTAAAAACTGGAAGATTATTCTTATTCAGATATAGAAATAACCAAATACAAATTGTTTCTAATAATATAGGCAGAATTGATTATGAGTCTGGTAAAATTAATATAGATAATATAAATGTTTCTTCTACTGTAGTACCAAACAATATTATACAGATTGATGCAATCCCATCATCAAATGATGTAATTGCTAAAAAATCAGTTTATCTTAAACTGGATGTTGGATCAAGTAATATATCAATGGTAAAAGATTTAATCTCATCTGGTGAAAATTCCTCAGGCAGTAGATTTATTGTAGAATCAAGTTATTTTTCTGATACAAAGATAAGAGTCTAAAATGAATAAAGAAAATAAAGTAGTAAAAATTAGTGATGTCATTGAGAATCACATACCTGAATTTTTAGTATCAGAAAATCCAAACTTAGTAGAGTTTTTAAAACAATTTTATATTTCTCAGGAATTTCAATCTGGTCCTATTGATCTAGTAGAAAATCTTCTGGATTATAAAAATATTGAAAGTTTTGATAATGCCAATTTACAATCTCAAACTAACTTAACTCAGGATGTAGGTTATTTTGATGATGTGATCTATGTTGACTCCACAGATGGATGGCCAGACTCATATGGACTTTTAAAGATTAATAATGAGATAATTACTTACACACAAAAAACTAATACTTCTTTTATTGGATGCATTAGAGGATTTAGTGGAATAGATTCTTTGCATCAAGATTCTAATAAAGAATTTTTAAAGTTTACTCAAACAGAAGTAGCAGAACATCTTGAAGAAGATGTGGTTAATAACCTCAGCATCTTATTCTTACTTGAGTTCTTCCATAAGATAAAATATCAGTTTGCCCCAGGATTTGAAGAAGTAGAGTTTGCTCCAGAAATTAATGTTCCTAACTTTATTTCAAATTTAAGATCATTCTATGAATCAAAAGGAACTGATAGTGCATACAAAATCTTATTCAAAATTCTTTTTAACGAAAAAGTAGATGTAATAAATCCATTTGATTATACATTCAAACCTTCAGATGACAAATGGGTAGTTTGTGAGACATTTGTATGCGAACCAGTAAGTGGAGATCCTACAAAAATAACAGGTCAATCTTTATATCAAGATGCAAGTTTTAATGGTAAGATTTTAGCAGCAAATGGTTCTATTTACAATATAAGTAGATTTTATTATAAAGACAAGAAGTTTTATAAAATCAATATCTTCTCTGGATACTCAAATAATCTAAATCCAAAAGGTGCTATCAGTGGAGAGTTTGTTTCCACTCCAAAAACATATGTAGTAGAACCTGTTGCTACAGGGGCAACAACTATATTTGTTAGTTCTACAATAGGGTTTGAACCCTCAGGAAAGGTCATTATCAATGGTCTGGAGGTATCTTATACAGATAAGACCAACAATCAGTTTTTAAACTGTACAGGAGTAACTGTAGATATTTCAGCAAACACTGAGGTATATGGCGAAAATTATGTTTACTCCTATGAAAATGGAGATCAGAATTTCCCAGTTAAACTAAGAGTTTTAAATGTATTGTCTGATTTAGATGATACTAATGCAAGATATGCATATAATGGTGATTCTTTTGAAATAGAAAATCTCGGAAATCTAGAAGAAAATGATTTCACTGGTTCTTTACTGTATAATTTACCCTCAACAGTTTATTGTGGAAAAATTTTCAGAAGATTAAATAATCGCAATGGAGTGGGAATACTTGATGGAGTATGCAAGTCAAAGTATAAACATCACTTAAAGGATAAAGATCGTGTAGATCTTTATATCTTAAACACTAAAGAAGTAGTTGCTGCAGATGTTTTAGTTTCAGTATCATCTAATCAAAAGTATCAATTCTCCTTTGACACATCAACTTTATCAGATTATGTTGGAAAAAATTTAGTAGCAAGAAGAAAGTTATTTAAATCAAACTCTCTGGATTATCCAGAAATTCAAAATAAATTTGTTGCAGATGTACAAGATTCATATACAGATTCAAAGTATAATTATGTAACTTCAAATGGATTCCCAAGATTTGCAATATCACCATATAAAAGAGAATTTGACTTCACTACAGATTCTGACTATCAAACATTAATAGGTGATCATAATTTTTATGATGGAGAGGAAATTACTGTAGTAGGATTTACTACATCAGGGACTTATGAGAATATAGTTGGTGTTAATACTGGGATATCTTACTTTGTCAAAAAAGTAAATGATTCTGCTATAAAATTAGCATATTCTCCAGAAAATGTAGGTCTTTCTTCTTACTTAAGTTTTGTAGAATTAGTTAATCCTCCAGTAGATAATACTGTTTCTGGATATGTTAGTACATTTAAGTTAATAGACAATGATTTGTATGACAATGATCTGACATCAAGCAAGTCTTTAAAAGCAATTCCAAAAGCATTAGTTTCTACTACTGTACCCATTGAAACTGCTCCAGGTCCAATAGGAATATTTGCAAATGGTATAGAGCTGCAAAACTATAAGTCTTATGACAAAATTTATTATGGAAAGATAGAAAAAATAAATGTCTTAAACTCAGGTCAAAATTATGATTTAAACAATCCCCCAAGATTTACAATATCCAATGACACTGAGACAATCTTACTTCCACAGTTAACAGGTAAAATTGAAGAAATCATTGTAAAAGATGGTGGATATGATTATGCTGATAATGTAATTCCTTCATTCAAAGTTTTAGGTGGAGGATCCAATGGAAAGTTAAATCTTGATGTAAAGATGAGGGCTCTTCCTAGAGAAATTGACTTTAATTCTTCCTCTGTTGGTGGGGTAGTAGATACTACAAACAATAAGTTTATTTTTACCACTCCTCATGGACTAGTTAATGGAGAAAAAGTAATTTACAATAGTTTTAATTACACTGCTGTTGGTATAGGATCTACCAGTGGAGATGGTGGGTTAACTGATGGTGGTGCATATTACATTTCTAATGTAGGAGCAGGAACTTCTTTTGGTTTAACATTTACTAGAAATGATGCTAGACAAGGAATTAATACTATAAATTTAAGAACCTTTGGAGTAGGCATACATCAATTTGTTACAGTAGAGAAGAAAAATTCAATTGAATCAATTAAAGTATCTGATGAAAACAATACTTTTAAATATAAAAAAGTTTTTTGTGATTATACAGGGGTAAACCATTATGATAATATTTTCATAATTAATAATCATGGATTCAAAAAGAATGATGAAGTAATGTATTCTTATACTGAATCTCCAGTATCAGGAATTAGCACTACATCATATTATTATGTCAAGGTTTTGGATGAAAATGAATTCCAATTAAAGTCATCTAAAACTTCTTCTAATGTAATTAATTTTGGATCCTCCAATTCTAGTTCCATTCATTATTTTGAATATTCTCCAATTAGAGTAGAAATTGCATCTAGAAGATTTAAAAAGGGTGCAGTTGGTAATGATGCAACATTAATACCAGTTGGATTAGGCACTGTAACTGATGTTTTGGTTGCAAGGTCAAAAGATGAGTATGGATATAACAACATCCTAAACTTAAATGATGCTCCACAAGTAAGGGAATTAGTTGGATCTCAGGCAAGTATTCAACTTATAGTCAATAATGGAATCATTCAAAGAGCTATAGTTAAGAACAAAGGACAAAATTATTATAATAGAATCTCCTTACAAGTTATTGGAACAGGTTATGGTGCTGTTCTAGAACCAGTTATTTCAAATGGAGAAATAACTGAAGTTAAAGTATTAAATGGTGGTTTGGGATATTCTAATAATACAGCAGTAAAAGTTGTTGCTTTAGCAACAGGATTAAAAGTTTCTGCAACCATTCAATCTTGGACTTTAAATGAGATTGATAAATTGGGTCTAGAAAACTCATCTAATGGAAGTTTATTAGGTAAGAAGTATTCTTTATTTGGAAATATCTATGGTCTATTTTTCTTAAACAAAGAATTGTGTGATTATTATAACATACCAAAATTAAGATTAAATGTAAATCCATCAAGACACTCTCCAATTATTGGATGGGCATATGATGGTTGTCCAATTTATGGTCCAGATGCATATGCAAACACCGATGGAACTGGAGGATATAGAAGATTAAAATCCAGTTATAGAGAAAAAATTAATCGAGTTAGTCCAACTACATTCTTATTTGTAGAAGATTATGAGTTTGTAGAAGGATTAGGTGATTTAGATGAGCACAATGGCAGATTCTGCATCACTCCAGAGTTTCCTAATGGAGTTTATGCATACTTCTGCACCATGGATAGATCTAGGGTTCCAGTATTCCCATACACTATTGGAAATTCCTTTAAATATACTCCAAATGACAATAACTTCAATTTAAGGATCAATCAAGATTTAGATTTTAATTCTTTGGGATTAGTTAAGCATACAGCATACTATAACTTAGAAAATAAAGAAAACTATTATGAGTTCATAGATTTTAATAGCAAATTCTATGAAAAAGATGGAATTGTTGTTGATGCCTCTTCAGGAAGCATTGATAATATATTAGTAGCAAATGGTGGTTCTTCATATGGAATTGGAAATACTGTTACATTCAATAATGATGGAACAAATGGGTTTGGTGCTTTGGGAGAAGTATCTGAACTGAAAGGTGTAGGAATCAGCAGCATTACTTCATCAACTACCACATTAGCAAATATTCCACTTACTTATTCTTTAGGAAGAATTTATGGATATGCTACAGATGCTACTTCATTAATATCAGATAGTTTTGTAAATATTAGTTCTATATCAACTTCAACCTATTCATCCATTGAAGGATACCATAAAATCAAAGTATCTGACAAAAATGCATCTCTGATTGCAACTCTTCCCAATTATTCTACTACAGGACCAACAACTTCTATTCAAATTGATGGTGCTCTTGGAAACTTTGAAATAGATGATACCTTTATGTTAGAAAGTGAAACTTTGACAATTATAGGATTGGATTATGATAATAATTTAATTAATGTAAGTAGAGAGTCTGGATCTCCAAGTTATTCCATAGGAGAACCATTAGTTCCTATTTCCAATAAGTTTTATTTTGAAAATAAAGCAAAATTAGACTTACCAAAAAGAGATTCTTCATATTATTTCAATCCATCTCAATCAGTTTCATCTGGATTTGATCCAACAGTAAGAAATACTCTTACATTGTATCCATTGGGACCTGGAATTGAAAAGACTAAAGATGTTAAATCTGGATTAATATATCTCCCAAATCATAAATTTGTAACTGGAGATAAGATTGTTTATACATCAAGTGTTGTTCCTTTAGTCACTCAAGATTCTTATGCTCTTGATGATACTTCAAATTATCCAGAACTATTTGCAATTAGAGTAAGTAATGATTTAATAGCATTAGTTAATGAGAAGAAAAAAATTAAATCATTAGAACAGATCTTGTTATATGATCCATCTTCCTTAGAGGATAGTGCTCTTCATAAATTTACTACTGATAGAAATCCTGTAACTGCTAGTATTTCATTAAATGAAACCACTGTATACACAGAAAAGCAACATAATTTGTCATTAAATGACCAAGTTTACTTAAAAGTAAAGTCTGGTATTACAACTACATTTAATGTTACTTATTCTAGTGCTAATGCAAAAGTATTGATAAATTCTGAAGTAAATCCAAAAATTAATATCTATGAAAATGATGTTGTAGTATTTGATTTATCTTCTGCTACATTAAGTGAATGTAAATTTAAATTATATTCTGACCCAGAATTTAATAATGAGTATGAAGGTAATCAGGAAAATGGATTAGAAGTAGTAAAAAATTCTACTTCACTCACATTAACTATATCAGATAATACTCCACGTGTATTATATTACAATTTAACTTCTGATATTGAAGATATCTATTCAGATACTACAGTAGCAAGAAATAATACTATAGTAATAGATGAGAGTTTCTATTCCAATAAAGTCTTAGGAATCACTACTTATAGTGGAACTAGCTTTGTAGTTAATTATCCAGGAACACCAGAAAGAACCTCATATGGATCTTCTACATCAGAATTAGATTACTTTATAACTTCTTCTAATTCATACTTTGGACCAATAAATTCTGTGTCTCTATTGTCAAAAGGAAAAAATTATGAAAAACTTCCAAAAGTAGAAATAGTAACTGCTTCTGGAAAAAATGCAGATATTATTCCTTTGGGTAATAATATTGGAAAAATTCAAAAATCCAAAATTGTTAATAACCAGTTTATTCTCCCTTCAGATAAAACCTTAAAACCATATTCATCATTATACAGTAATTTGTTTGTATATGACAATTACACTGTTAGTGGAATATCTATTTCTTCTGGTGGAGCAGGTTATTTACAATCTCCAACTATTGCTCTTTATAGTAAAAATAAAAACAAACTAGTAAACAATTTTAGTGCAATATCACAAATTAAAAATGGAGTTGTTGAAAATATAGTTGTTACTAGTCCTGGATATGGTTTAGAGTCTACAGATGATAAACTAGTATTTTTAGACAATTCCAATGGAATTAACATTCTTAATGCTTCTTACAGTTCTGGATCAGATACTGCAACTTTAACATTAAAGACTCCATCTACAGGATTTACCACATCAAATCCATTAAAGATCAAAATTGGAGATAAAATATTTGTAGAAAATGTGGTTTCTATAAAAACTGTAGGTGCTACAACATCACTTTATGATGGTTATAACTGCTTTGCAAACAATTATGAGTATTTCACTGTAACTGGTGTTAACACTGCTTATGGGTCCAAGGATGCAGCAACAGTGACTTATTCTATAGACTATGATCCAGGTGTTTATAGTTCCTCAGGAACTTTAGTCAGATCTAAAGATATACCAGTAGTTGAGGTGACATTAGATAGAAATTCATTCTTACCAAATGAAGGAATTAGAAATAAATCTTCAAAAATATTAGAAAATCCTAAAAATGCTCCTATACAAACTAATGTAAAACTGACACCTTTAGATAAAATTAAAGTTGGAGATGTGATTACTGGAAAAATTAGTAAGTCAAAAGCAACTGTAGAAAGAATAGAAACCTATTCATCTACATTTAATGCCAAAACTAGTGTTACTACTGAAATAGGATGGAAATCTAATAGAGGAAACACATCTGAAATTTTACAAAAACTTCAAGATAATGATTATTATCAACTCTTCTCATATGCACTTAAGAGCAAGGTGCAGATGAGTGATTGGGAATCTATTGCATATGAGGTAGCTCATATTGCAGGATTCAAACTCTTTGGAAACATGGTGATAGAGTCTGAACAAAGTCCAACAATTCAAAATGAAGCAATAGATAGTGCCATTGTTAATGTATCACTTTCATCTTATGCAGATATTAATACAAAATATGATTTTGATTTGTGTACAGAAAATGTAGATGATTACAATGGTTCTGCCTCTGATATTATCAACTTGAACTCTAAAATCATCTCAGATTACATAGTTTCAAAAGATAATAGAGTTCTTTCAATAGATGACATTTCAAACCTATTTGACACTGATAATCCAGTAGTTCCATTCCCAATTGATACTGTTCCTGTTTATGGTTCAAAGTATATCTTCTTTATTCAGGCATCTTCTTCATTCTTAGGAAACTATGTATTCCCAATGTTCTTTGAGGCATTTGTTACCAAAGATGGTGACAATGTAAGTATAACAACTTATGCAGTAGATGATGATAGCAATATGGGAACTTTGATTGGGGAAGTTGATTCAAATGATTCCATTGTAGTGTCCTTCTCTCCAAAAATAGGTTCTGTAAGTTACTTAGTCAGAGCAATTAGAGAGGACTTTAATTTGAGTGGAATAACTACCAATTATTATGGAAATAATAGAAATGTTGGACTTACCACATCATATGCTGCTGAGGTTACTCCTACACAAAAAACAATTTATAGTGTGCCAACTGCAGATGTTTCTGGAGGAACTTTATTTGTAGGAATTGCTACAACTACAAGTTCAATACAAGATTATCGTGAATTTACTTTCTTATATGATAATGGTGTTGTTTCAAACAACAATTATACTGAAAATATTATTGTTGGATTGGGAACTATTGGAATTAGCACTTCTGGATCCAATTTATTGATAACTTATGATGGTGTCCCAAATACTGCAGTAACAGTTTACACTAATATGAATTTCATTCATAATACAACTGTTAATCCACAAGAACAAGAATCAGAATTTACTAGATTAAATAGTGGTATAGTAACTTTTACAGGAACTGCATTAACTGATCAAGAAATTTCAAGATTCTCTTCGGACTATGCAGCATCCAAATATGTTGCATTAATTGAAAAGACTGTTGGAGTAACAACCACTAAATCAATAGTTTCTGTTGATATGGTGCATTATTATGCAGATTCCTACATGAAGGATATTACCTATGGTCAACTTGGGGATGTAGATGATATTAATTTTGTAACCTCATATGATTCTATAAATGATGAGTATGTAGTTTCATTTACACCAAGCGAAAATGCAGATTATGTCATCAAATTCTTCGAGAAAAACATTTCATCAATAGAAATTTAAAAAATGGCAACAATAGATGTAGTTTATATACCAAATGTTTTTGGTAGAACTAGTTTTCCATTAAAACATCAAAATGCACCAATTTTCCATAAGGAATTTGATGCTACAAATCCTATCATAGTTGATGTTGATAATGATACTATTAAAATACCAAATCATTTTTTCAAAACTGGAGAAAAATTAACATACTCAATTCCAGATTTAGGAACTAGAATAGGAATTAGTACTCTTAGTCCAGGTGCTGGTGGAACTATATCACAATTGCCTTCTACAATATACCCAATAGTTGTTGATAAAGATAGAATTAGAGTATCATTGGCATCATCATTAGCTTTGAGCAATTCCTATGTGAATATAACCTCCTTGGGAGTAGATACACCTCATACTTTTACTTGCGAAAAGCAAAATTCAAAATGTTTGATTTCTATAGACAATGTTATTCAATCTCCAGTTTCTGTTGGATCTACTGTAGGAATAACCTCAGTATTTTCCAACAATAGTACAAAAATTAGGATAGATTCTATAGACAATGTTAAATTAGGATCTGTTTTAAAAATAAATAACGAACTTTCTAGGGTGATGTCTATAGATTATACCTATAATACTTCTCCAAATGGGTATGACATTAATCTCTATAGAAACCAAGATTTTTTAGGAACTCCATCATCAGATATTGTAGGAATACAAACTGCCTATGTGATGGAAGGAAATTATAATATAGAAAAAGACAAAATCTATTTTACTAGTGCTCCATTAGAAGGAGTAGAATACTCTGCAAGATTGGATAATGATAGTTTAAATTATGATTCAGATTCATTTGATTTATTTACTACAAAGTTGGATACTGGATCTCAAGTTTTACTATATTCTATCAATCCCCCTAATGGTCTCCAAAATGGAAAATCCTATTTTCTTGTAAAGAATTATACTAACAACTATAGTTTTGCATCTTCATATTCTAATGCAATTAATGGAATAACATTATCATTCTCAACTCCTGCTTCTGATGGTAGTGCAGTGTCACCAATTGATTTAGTACAAGTCCTTCCTATTGATAATAGTTCTTTCCATGGTAGAGTTTTCTTAAAATCAAATTATGATGGCAATTTAGTATTTGATGATGTATCACAACAATTTAATGGCATAAACAGTTCATTTACTTTAAAGTCATCAGGGATTAATACAGTAGGAATTAAATCTGATAATGGAATAGTATTAATTAATAATATTTTTCAATATCCAGAATTTGATGAATCTTTTATTTTTACAGAAGATACTGTTAGTGGAATTACTACTATTTCATTTATTGGAAATAATAGAACTGGTATACTCACAACAAAATCATATGATGTAAATGTAGGAGGATATCCAAGAGGTGGAATAATAGTAGGATATGCATTATCCTCAGGAATAAACTACCAACCATTAAGAACTGCAGTAGCTAATTGTGGAATAACCCCTGAAGGAACAATTAATACAGTAGGAATTGTTACTGGAGGATCTGGATATAGAAGTGGGATTTCTACTTACTATGTTTATTTTGAAGATGAAGATGGAGAAAGATCATCTGCATTAGGAATTGCAAATGTTTCTTCAGGTACAGTCACCTCAGTGACAATAACCACAAATGTTCCAGAGGGCACATATTCTCCTTCTCAAAATATTTCTGTCTTAATTGATCCCCCATTTCCATATGAAAATGTTCCTGTTTCAGGGTCTGCATTAGGAATAGGGGCATCAGTTTCATTTAATATAAGTGATGATGGAAATATTAAGAATTTTAAATTTACCAATCCTGGATATGGATATACATCTGGAGAAACTTTAACTATACCAAATACTTTAGGCATTTCAACTCAAACTTCTGATGATAGAGTGAAAATACTGATTACAGAAGTTACCAAAGATAGTTTTTCTGCTTGGAACATAGGTATTCTTAGGAAATTAGATGATTTAACTCCATTTGTCAATGGCACAAGAAAAACATTTACTCTAAAGGAAACTATAGATTCTGTTTCCCAAACCATTAGCATTCAAGCAGCAGATGACTCTGAAATAGATTTAAGTTATGTGCTATTGGTATTTGTAAATGATGTATTGCAAATACCAGGAAAGTCTTACAGATTTAATGGAGGATCTAAAATTATATTTACTGAGGCACCTCCTGCAAAATTAACTTCAGAAGGTGTTTTAGAAAAAAGTACAGTAAAGGTCTATTTCTATGCTGGATATGCTCCAGACACTGAGGAAGTTTCTTCTGATACAAATTTCAAAGTTGGAGACACAGTATTAATTAATAAAGATCTCTATGAGACATCTCCACTCAGACAATTATCCAGAACTGTGAAAGAAATTTTAACTTCAGATTCATTTGAAACAGAACTTTATAAAAATAAAGGATTGTCAGATGATTCTGGGCAACTTAGATCTATAAATTGGACTCCTCAGAAAAATGATCTTATTATTTCTGGAAATTATGTACCAAAATCAAGAAACTTGTACAGAGCTACAACTGGAATTTACACTGGAATTGGTCAAACAGTAGCAACCTTCACTGGGTTAAGTACTATAGGAATAAACACATCTATAGGAATAGGAATTTCTATTGGAGATTATGTTGAATCAACCACCATAGGTGCTGGAATAACTGTTGTTTCTATTGGATCATCTTATGTTGGTCTTTCTACATATGACCCATCTTTAGTTGGGGTCGAGACAGTTAAGATTTGGAGATATGTCTTTGATGCCACTAATAATTATTGGGCATGATTGCTATCATAAATAACTTAAAAATGTCCATAGAAAATGTCAGCAATTATAACTGAAAATTTAAAGATAAGAAATTGTACTAATTTTATTAGTGATGTTGTAGATAATGGAAATTATTACACATTTATTGGATTGTCTAATTATAATGAGTATCAGTCTGACTGGAATACTAATACTCCAGATCCAGTAGATAGTTTAAATTATCTGGATTCATATAAAAATACAATTCTTGGTGTTAAGAAAATTTCTTCCACAGATATTATTAGGGTTATTCCTAAAATTGTTTGGAAGACTGGAACAAAGTATGATATGTACAGGCATGATTATAGTAGATATAATCTGACACCTGTTACAAATTATACTTCTCTATCTGATAGTAGATATTATGTAATGAATAGTGAGTATAGGGTTTATATTTGCATTAATAATGGTGCTGCCCCATCAAATAATAATTTGGGAGTAGCATCTGTAAATGAACCAGTACACACATCAGAGACTCCAGAAGTAGAGGATGATGGATATATTTGGAAGTACCTTTACACTATAACACCTGCAGACTTTGTAAAATTTGATTCTACTGATTATATTTCAGTTCCAAATTATTGGGATAATGATGCTCTTAATACTGAAGAAATTAGAAGAATTAAAAATGCTTCAGTAGATGGTAAAATTGAAACAGTATTAGTAGAAACTTCAACATCATATGCAGTAAACACTAATATTTTAACCAATGTCCCAATTATTGGGGATGGAGTTGGTGGAGAAGCATCAGTAGAATTTGATGATGAATTAAAACCAATAAAAGTTACTGTGACTTCTGGTGGTTTTGGATATACTTTTGGAACCTTAGATTTAGATTCTGTAGTTTCCCCAATCTCAGAAAAATCAGTTTTTAATGTAATTATTCCACCTCCTGGTGGTCATGGAAGTAACATTTATAAAGAATTAAACTGTAATAAGGCATTAGTTTATTCTAGAATTGAAAATACCATTTCTGATCCAGATTTTATAGAAGGAAATCAATTTGCTAGGGTTGGAATTATAAGAGATTTAAAAGATTATGCAGGAACAAGTGATTTTACAAACAGCACAGGATCTGGAGTATTTGCTATTAAATTAACAACTGATGCAAGTTCAGAGGTTGAAGATTCTAAAATAGAACAATCTGCAACAGGGGCAATTGGTAGTTTGGTCAGTGTGGTTTCCCTGGGATCATCATCAGTAGTTAAGTACACTAAACCTAGAGAGTGGTATGTAGATACTTACTCATCTGGAACAATTACTAAGACATTTGATCCATATTATGTCAACAGATCTGGATTAACCACTGCCCAAACCTATGAATATACAGATTTTAATACATCAGAAATAGTAATTGGATCTAATACCTATTTTATTGACACTGATTTTAATGGCAGTCAGGTAGGTGAAACTTTCTTGGGACAATTATTTACTGATGGTATTTCTACTCCAGACATAAATATAAAGAGTGGTGAGATTGTTTACATAGATAACAGAGTTTCTGTTACTAGACAATCACAACAAAGGGAAGACATCAAAATTATCATAGAGTTCTAAAATGCCTCAGAATACTAATCTTAACAGAAGTCCATATTTTGCAGATTTTGATCCTCAAGATAATTATTATAGGGTTTTATTTAAACCTGGGGTTACAGTACAAACTAGAGAACTAACTAATTTACAGTCAACTCTACAGAACCAAGTAGAACAGTTTGGAAAGACTGTCTATTCAAATACCATTGCGGTTAATGGGGGAGGATATAAGTATAACTCTAATTTTGAGTGTGTACAGTTAGAAAGCACTTATAATGGTGTAGATGTAGAAGATTATTATACTAATTTAATAGGCGTAGAACTAAAAGGCAAAACATCTGGTGTCACAGCAGAAGTTGTAAAGGTTTTATCTAGAAACGATTCAACTAAAAATACAACTACTTTATACATTAATTATAAATCTTCTTCGGACAATGGAGATTTGCCCGAAGGAGAGAAAAATGTAAGTTCTAGATTTAGAAATTCTGAAGATCTTCTAATAACAAAAAAACTTACCATTGGAGAAACTGTTTTACCTGCAGATACTCCAGTAGCAAAAGTTTATACTCCAGTTTCTGGAAATGCTACTTACACAGCATCTTCAGCAAAACTTCTTGATGGAATTTTCTTCATAAGAGGATTTTTTATAGAGTATGAATCTGAGTTAATAATCTTAGATCAATATAGCAATTCTCCTTCATATAGAGTTGGATTACAAGTTACAGAGAGTCTTGTAGATTCTAATGAAGATAATTCTTTAAATGATAATGCTCAAGGTTTTTCAAACTTTGCTGCTCCTGGAGCAGATAGATTAAAAATAACAATAAATTTAATCAAAAAGTCTTTATCAGATCTAAATGATGATAACTTTATAGAAATTTTTAGAGTTCAGGATGGTGTAGTAACAGAAATATTAAAAACTGATCCTTTCAGTTCTTTATCAGATATCTTAGCAAGAAGAACTTTTGATGAATCTGGAAATTATTATGTTGATGAATTTAAAGTTACTGCAAAAGAATCTTTAAATGATTACTTAGGAAATGGTGGGGTATATTACCCAGGACAAAAAACTGTTGAGGGAGAAACACCTTCTGATGACTTAGCTATTATTAAAGTAAATCCAGGAAAAGCATATGTAAAAGGATATGAAATCTCAACTGGAACAAATCTATTAGAATACGAAAAACCAAGAACTACTAGAACTACATCTTTTTCTTCTAGTGCATTTTATGGTGGAACTGCCATCAGAGTTAATAATGTAGTAGGAGCACCTAAGTTAGGTTTAACTACAACATATACTGTTAGTCTTTTTGATCAGAGATTGGAAACTGGAGTTGGAGCAGGTGATACTATAGGTGTAGCTAGAATTTATGATTTTGAGGCACACAATAATTCTTATGAAGATGCAAGCAGTGAGTTTAATGCATACTTGTTTGACATTCAGACTTATACTAAATTAACTCTCCAAAGTGGAATTGGAACTATGAGTGTTGGTTCCCATGTAAGGGGAGTCAATAGTGGTGCAACAGGATTTGTAAGAGTTAAGAATGGTGCTAATGTAACATTATATCAAGTTGCAGGACAGTTTAAAGTTGGTGAAAGATTACTCGTAGATGGTATCCAGGCAAACCCATTAACACTGACAGTAAGTGATTATTCAGTCAATGACATTAAATCAATTTATTCTTCATCTGTTGGGTTTGGATGTGATACTGCTTTAAATAGAGTAAAAAGTCTTTCAGGACCATTTACAGTTGATGTAGATGGATCTAGTATAGGAACAATCACTAGTGATGATGGAAGTGCCTTTGCTGAAGGTATGGTAATCAATGATATTGTTCAATTATCAAGATCTGGTGTAGGAACTCCAGTTTATAGTAGAGTTACTGCTATAAACAACTTAAAAAATAGCATCACGGTAGTAGGAGTTCAAACTGTTACTAATGTATGTCAGGGAGATATTGGAACCAGTGTTCAGTACTCTGCACAGAATCTTAAACTTAATAGACCTAATGTTTTAACAAATCCAGACAAATCTTCCTCTCTCTACTCAGAATTAAAAGATAGAGATATTGCTGATGTTGATACTGTAAATTCTAACTTATATGTGAAAAGACAATATACTGTAAACAGAAGTGGAACATCAGTAGTTCTTCCAAATCTTTCTGCTGATTATGCATATGTACCATTTGATGAAGAAGACTATTTGGTATCTAATGCAGATGGAACTTATGAAAGTTTATCAGCATCTCAATTTAATTTTTCTACTGGATTCAAGAGTTTAACAATTACTGGATTAAGTAATCAAGCTACTGCAACCACAATATTTACTACTCAGATTAAAGGAAATATTACATCTAAGAGTAAGAAATTAAATAGATGTTCTTCTGGAATAGTTTCATTTACTAAGTATTCTACTCCAAAAAATGCTAGTGTTTCATACCAAAAAACTTATGGAACAAGAATTGAAGACCCTGAAATTAGTTTAAATGTTTCAGATGCAGTTCAGTTGCATGGTGTATTTGAGTCTTCAACAAATTCTAATCCAGAGCTTCCATATTTAGAAATAACTGGACTGAACAGTACAAATTCTAATACTTCGGATTTGATTATTGGTGAACTTGTTGTAGGAAGAGATTCTAAAGCAGTTGCTATGGTTACGGAGGAAAAAACATCCTCTCAAATTTATATCATATACAAATCTAAGGAAACTTTTATTGAAGGTGAAGTTGTAAAATTCCAAGAAACTGGTTACAGAGCAGAAGTTACTCTTTCTAAATCAGGTGATAAGAATATTGTCAATTCATTTAGATTAGATAATGGTCAAAAGAGAGGATATTATGACATTTCTAGAATTGTCAGAACAGATACTAGAGAACCATCTAGAAGATTAAAATTTGTATTTGATTACTTCTCATTTGAACCAACTGATGGAGGAGATGTAATTACAGCAACCAGTTACAATGGTGCAATTGATAGAAAATTAGTTCCAGTATTTAATGGAATTAGAAATACTGATATTGTAGATGTAAGACCAAGAGTATCTAACTACACTGCATCTTCACTAAGTCCCTTTGAGTTTGATTCTAGAAACTTTAGCACTTCTGGTGCTAATGCAGCACAAATTATGGCACCATACAAAAATACTTTACTGAAGTATGATTTTTATCTGGGAAGAGTAGATAAGTTAAGATTGAGAAAATCTGGCAGGATGTCAATAAAGAAGGGCACACCAGCAGTTAATCCTGCTGCCCCCTCACTATCCCCAGAGGTTCTTGATATTGCTACCATTTATGCAAAACCATATGTTTATGATATAGATCAAGATATTGAAATTGTGCTGACTGATGGAAAGAGATATACAATGAAAGATTTGAGAGATCTTGAATCTAGAATTGACAACATTGAATATCTTACTTCACTGAATTTACTAGAATTAGAAACTAAGAATTTAACTATTGAAGATGCAGATGGGCTTAACAGATTTAAGTCTGGATTTTTTGCAGATAATTTTAGTACAGACATTTTAAGTAATGTTAGATCATCAAGTTATAGAGCAAGAAGAAAGAACAATACTTTAACTGCAGAAAGAGTTAGTGATAGAGTTCCTATGACTTTCTCTAGTTCTAATGCAGTTTTATCTATGGATGAAATTGAGTTGAGTGACTTAGACTCTACTAATTTGAAGTTAACTGGAAAAACTTTAACTCTTGATTATTCACCAAAATCTTATATCCAGCAACCTTTTGCTAGCAGAACTATCAATGTTAACCCATTTAACACTGTAACTTGGTCTGGATTATTAAAACTTAATCCAGAAAAGGATACTTGGGCAGTTAAAATAAAGAAAGGATCCATTACAGTTCCCATAAATCTTGAGGGACAAGATAGTGATGGAAAAGATGCCACATACATGAGATCTAGAAATATTGAGTTCAAGGCATTCAGATTAAAACCAAACACAAGATTTAAAGTTCTTATTGATGGTAATGAAATTTCATCTAATGATGAATCTTCTAGTTATTGCTTCCCCAAACTTCTGGAAATTGATCCTCCAACCAAGAAGTTTGAGATTGGAGAAACAGTTTTAGTATTTGATCCAGATAACAATTCACAAGAAATTGCAAGTTTCAGACTGTGTGCCCCAAATCATAAGAGTGGAAAGCATGATGATCCTACTGAAGTTTATGATGAAAATCCATATGATACTTCAGTTTCCCTTCCAGAAACTTACAATAAAGAATCTACAGTTTTAAATGTAGACATTGATTCTCTTAAGATTCCTGGACTGAGTGATTTCTATGGAAATATTAAGAGAGGATCTAAGTTAGTTGGTAAGAATAGTAAAGCAACTACAAGAGTTAATAGTCTGAAATTAATTAGTGATTCTAATGGTACTTTACTTGGTAGTATCTTTATCCCAGATCCTAGAATATCTACCTTTAAAATTAACTCAGGCACTGTAGAAGTAGAAGTAACTGAATTTACAGAAGATATTGACGCAGTAAGTAAAGCATTTGCAAACTATACATCAACTGGAACTATTTTTGGAAAAATTCCAAATAATTATTATGATCCTATTGCACAAACATTCTTTGTAAAAGAAGAATCTGGTGTATTTTTAAGTTCAATTGATGTTTACTTCTCATCAAAACCTGGATCTGGTAAAAAGATTCCAGTTACTCTTCAAATTAGAGAAGTTGTAAATGGATATCCTGGAGGTCCTGATAAAATTGTTAATGGAATGGAAGTAGTTAAAAAATTAGATGATATTAACATTAGCGAAGATGCCTCTGTTCCAACTAAATTTGAGTTTGAAAATCTAAGAAAATTAGATGGAAACAAAGAATATGCAATGGTTCTTTTATCAGATTCTTCAGAATATAATGTTTGGATTTCTAGAACTGGAGAAGTAGATATTTCTACAGCAAATAATCCTGATGTATCTCAAATAGTTATAAGCAAGCAGCCATCTTTGGGGTCCATGTTTAGATCTCAAAATAATACCACATGGACTGCAGCACAAAGTGATGACTTAAAGTTTGATATTAATTGCTGCGAATTTAGTTTAGATGGTGGCTCAATTAAACTTTATAACTCAAGAGATTATGCTTTATCTGATGACAATTTACTTCCAGAAAATCCAATTGGGATAACCACTGGGGGATCTGCTCCTAATGATGGAACTTACATGAAGATCTTCCACCCAAATCATGGATTCTATTCTCCAAACTGCAGAGTAAAACTTAATAATGTAGAATCTGATGTTCTTCCTGCAAAACTGGGAGTTAGTTATAATGTAGATTCTACAGATTCAATTTCTTTAGATGATACTACAAGTTTTGTTACCTTTGAGGGAATTACTGTTTCACCTTCTGATCCAGGATATGCTCTCATTGATAATGAGATTGTTGAATATACAGGTGTTTCTGGAAATCAATTAACAGGAATTACTAGAGAAATTGATGGAACTTCTGCAGTAGATCATTTAGAGAATGCTTTGGTATACAAGTATGAGTACAATGGAGTTTCTCTTAGAAAGATTAACATTAACCATATCATTTCATCAAGTTATCCAATAACAATTGATTCTTACTATATTGGATTATCTACCACTTTTAGTTCAACTGTTGAGGCTGGTGGAGGTACAAATGTTCATGCACCTAGAAATAGAGTGTTTGATACTTTAGAGTTGGTAGGTGATAGCATTGATATTCCTGATGGAACTGATTTAGATGTTTCTGTTAGAACAGTAACTGGAACTAGTGCTTCTGGAACTGAAACTGCATTTGAAGATACTGGATATACTACTTTAGATATTAGGAATGGAAGAAAATTTGATAATCTCAGAATGATTCCATCAAATAGAAATGAAACTGATTTCTTAAATTCAACTCAATTTAAGGGCAAGAAATCTTTAACAGCAGACATAGTATTCTCTACAGAAAATTCAAATGTATCTCCTGTTCTTATTTTAGATGATGTGGCATTTAAAGCATCTGCTTTTAGAATTGATCAACCAATAAGTCTTAATAGTTATGCAGACAGTGCTACAGTAAGTTCTAATACAGATGATCCTCATACTTTCATTCATTTAACAGAAAGAGTTGATCTTGTACAATCTGCAAACTCACTGAAGGTTATCTTTGATGCCTACAGGCCAAAAGATACTGATATCAGAGTTCTTTACAAGATTTATAGAAATGATGTTCCAAGTAGAGATCAAGTTTGGCAACTGTTCCCAGGTTACAAAAACTTAGATATAAATGGAAACATCATAGACTCTGATGACAATGATGGAAGACCAGATCAAAATGTAAGATTTAGCAATAAGAATGAATTTATTGAGCATCAGTTTACAATTGACAATCTTCCAGACTTTACAGGATTTGCAATTAAAATAGTTGCCTCCAGTACAAATCAAACAGAATCTCCAATAATTAAGAATCTTAGAGGAATTGCTTTAGTATGAATTTAGAATCTTTTTCTAAAGTTGAAAACTTTCCCAATTTAATCAGAGATAACAAAACAAATGCTATATTGAATACAGATTCTCGTGAATATGAGAATTATATTAGAAACAAAACCAAAATTAATTCCCAAAAACAACACATTAAAAATTTGGAGAGTGAAATATGTGAATTGAAAAATTCAATTGATGAGATCAAACAATTATTAGGAGATTTAAAAAATGGATCATAATGACTTTAAACTTGAATCTGTTTCTAAACTATTTGAATTTGAAAAGATTTCAAGAGAACTTGATACTTGCACTAACATAGATTTGATGAGAAATCTTTGCAAATGTTATGTAAAATTATACTTAGGTCTTGAAGAGACTATGCAGAGGTTAGATCTTTTATCACCAGAATAAATAATTAAAAAATATTAGAATAATGGCAAAACCAGCATCAAGACAAGAATTAATTGATTATTGCTTAAGGCAACTTGGTGCTCCTGTATTGGAAATTAATGTTGCTCAAGAACAGCTAGATGATAGATTAGATGATGCCCTTCAGTACTTCAATGAAAGGCATTTTGATGGCGTAGAGAAAATGTTCTTGAAGTACAAAATTACCCAGGAAGATATTGATAGGGGTAGAGCAAGAGGTGGAGATAAATCAGTAGGAATAGTAACTACCTATGCAACATCTGGAATTGGGACTTTTGGTTGGGAAGAAAACTCTAACTATATTCCTGTTCCAGATTCTGTAATTGGTATAGAAAGAGTATTCAAGTTAGATAACAGAACTATCACATCTAACTTGTTTAATGTTAACTATCAGTTGTTTTTAAATGATATTTACTGGTTTAGTTCCACTGAACTTTTAAATTACTTTGTGACAAAAAGGTACTTGGAGGATATTGATTGGATAGTCAATCCCCAAAGGCAGATTAGATTTAATAAAAGACAGAACAGATTATATTTGGATATGAGTTGGGATTCCTTGAAAGAAGACCAATATTTAATTATGGAGTGCTATAGAATATTAGATCCAACAGATTATACCAAAGTTTATAATGATTCATTCCTGAAGATGTACTTAACCTCATTGATTAAGAAGCAGTGGGGACAGAACTTAATTAAATTTAATGGAGTAAAGCTTCCTGGTGGGGTAGAATTAAATGGTAGACAAATTTATGATGATGCAGTTAAGGAGTTAGAGGAAATAAGACAGAGAATGATGTCAGAATATGAAACTGCTCCATTTGATATGATAGGTTAATATGTTAAATCCATTTTTCATACAAGGAACTAGTTCAGAACAAGGTCTTATTCAAGATCTGATCAATGAACAGTTAAGAATGTATGGCATAGAAGTTTACTATATGCCAAGGCAGTATGTATCTAAAGGAAAGGTAATAAAGGAGGTTTTATTCTCCAAGTTTAATCACGCCTTTCCAATAGAAGCATACTTAGTAAATTATGAAGGATTTGATAATAATAGCATAGCATTATCTAAGTTTGGAATTAGAATTTCTGATGAAATGTCTTTGGTCATTTCTAAAGAAAGATTTGAACTCTACATAGCAGAGCTGGTAAAGGCAATACCAGATGTCCCTCAAACAAAGAGACCTAATGAGGGAGATCTGTTGTATATTCCATTATCAGACAGCGTAATGGAGATAAAATATGTTGAGAATAGAAAACCATTTTTCCAACTTCAGAAGAATTATGTTTATGAACTGAAGTGCGAACTCTTTGAATATGAGGATGAAGATATCTCTACTGGAATTCTGGATCTTGATGATAACTTTAAGGATCTTGGATATGGTGCACTAATCAAAGTTGCTGGTTTGGGAGCAACAGCAACAGCATATACTGGAATTGTTACTGGAGGTGTTCAGTATGTCCAGATGATAAACAATGGATATAAGTATACAACTGCTCCCACAATAAGTGTTTCTGGGATTTCTTCCACTAAACCCGTCTTTGTTGGAGTATTAACCAGTTCTAGAAGATTAACCACTGGATACAGTATTGATAAAATTTTAATAGAGAATGCTGGAAGTGGATATAATCCATCTAATCCTCCAAAAGTAACATTTACTGGTGGAGGGGGTTATGGTGCTAATGCAATAGTTGGAATTGCAACATCTGGTAGCATTGGTATAGTGACATTAACCTATGCTGGTCAGGGATACACTACTGTTCCTACAGTTACATTCTCATCTCCAATTGCTGGTGGTGTTACTGCAACTGGACAGGCATTTATAAGCACAACTGGAACTATCTCTACAATTAGGATTACTAATGCTGGTTATGGATATACAGTTGCTCCCACAATTACAATTTCTGCAGGATCTTCAATATCACAAGGAAACTTCATTTTTGGCGAAGAAGTAAGTGGTTCCATGTCCAATGCAGTTGGAATAGTTAAGTATTGGGATGCTGCTACTAGCACACTTAAAGTTTCTGGAATGGGAACTGATTTTGTAGTTGGCGACCTAATAGTTGGTGAGGATTCTAATGCAACTTATAAAATACTTTCATATGATACCTATAAATTAGATAGTGCTTATGATGAGAGTGAAGATATTGAAAAAGAAGCAGATGGTATTATAGATTTCACAGAAATCAACCCATTTGGGGAAGTTTAAACTAAATAGTACAATTAAGTCTTTACTATGCTTGGAAATTATTTCTATCATAAAACTATAAGCAAAACTGTGATTGCTTTTGGAACCCTTTTCAATAATATTCAAATAAGACATAATGACGACAATGATAATCCAGTATCAGTGTTAAAGGTTCCTCTTGCCTATGGACCAATCCAAAAGTTCTTGGCAAGAATAGAGCAAAATGCAAGTGGTGATAGAAAAATTGCTTTGACACTTCCAAGAATGTCATTTGAAATGACATCTATTGATTATGATCCAACAAGAAAAGGATCAGTCATACAAACATTTAAGGCATCTAAAGTTGAAGATGGAAAGGCAGTAAATAAAGTTTTTATGCCAGTTCCATATAATATTGGGTTTGAACTTAATATCTTAGGAAAACTGCAAGATGATGTTCTTCAAATTATAGAACAAATCCTTCCATACTTCCAACCATCATTTAATGTTACCGTGAATCTTATTCCAGAAATTGGAGAAAAGAGGGATATTCCTATAGTTTTAAACAGAGTTGGATTTAGAGATGATTATGAAGATAACTTCAATACCAGAAGATTGTTGTATTATACTTTAAATTTCACAGCAAAAACATACCTCTTCAATGAAGTTCCTGAGGATAGTCAAGGACTCATTAAGAAGGTACAAGTTGATTATGCAACAAATGCAATCATCAATGCTAAGAGAGAAGTTAGATATACTGTTACTCCTAAAGCACTTGAAGATTATAATGGTGATGGTGTAATAGATTCTACTGATGATGAACTGATACCATTTGGAGATGACTTTGGATTCAATGATCAAATAGTAGATTTCCAAGACTTTAAGACATATAGCAATTCACAAGGAACTGATGTAGATATTTGATTATGAATGATAAAAATTTTAAAGAAATTGAACAGGCATTGGACATAGAAACCAAGTTAGTTCCTGCTGAGCCAGTAGAAATTGAATCTAAACCAGTTCCAAATGATCCTCAAAAAGATTATGAATATAGTAGAGGTCAACTTTACAATTTAATTGAGAAAGGACAGCAAGCTATTGATGGGATTCTAGAAGTAGCAGACAGTTCAAATCATCCAAGGGCATATGAAGTTGCAGGTCAATTAATTAAGTCTGTAGGTGATGTGACTGATAAACTATTAGATCTTCAGAAGAAAATGAAAGATCTAGATGCTCCTCAGAAAAATGGTCCTACAACTGTTAATAATGCACTGTTTGTAGGTTCTACTGCAGAATTATCTAAGTTGTTGAAACAAGGTTTACTAAATAATAACGAAGAATAATATAATCTGTGGGATGAAAGATCCAAAAGGTCCTGTTAAAGCATATAAGTCCCCAGAGGAACTTGCAAAGAAGCACAAGGTTCCTCTGAGTCAAATCATGAAGCAGGTAAAGATTGGCACTAAAGTAGAAGGAGAGCACACTACAAGTAAGAGTGGTGCTAAAATTACTGCTTTGCAGCATGTAGATGAACTTCCAGATTATTATACAAGACTTAAAAAAGTAGAAAAGAAAGGACCAATGAAAGAAGAAATTACTGCAGAAAAACAATATAAAGAAGATACTAAGTATTGCTTACTTTGCAGAAAGAACGAGAAGAGAGAAGAATGTTCTTGGGGTCCATCAATGTGGGATAAGTATAGTATAGCAAAGATTCATCCTACAAATGAATCTAAAATTCATGAAGACCACAAAGAAATTGCTAGTGGTAAGAAGAAAGATGATGAAGGATATATGGCAAAAATTGAGTTTGATCAAATTGAGAGATCTGTTAGTATCTTAAGAAGACTTATTAAAAAACCAGATCAACAACTTCCTGCTTGGGTTCAATCAAAAATCACTAGAGCAGCAGACTTTATTGATACTGCAGCAGAGTATATGTCTAGTGATGAGGAGGTGAGTGAAGGCATAACTTTCAGTCAGTTTATGACTGAAGTTGCAGCATGGCAAAGAAAGGAAGGTAAAAATAAAGAAGGTGGATTAAATGAAAAGGGAAGAAAATCCTATGAAAGGGAGAATCCTGGTTCAGACCTTAAAGCACCTTCAAAAAAAGTAGGCAATCCTCGTAGAGCATCATTTTGTGCTCGTATGAAGGGAATGAAAGCAAAATTAACTAGTGCCAAAACTGCTAGAGATCCTGATTCAAGAATTAATAAATCATTAAGAGCCTGGAACTGTTGATAACTTATGAGTGATAATGTTTACCTTGGCAATCCTCTACTAAAAAAAGCCAATACACCTATTGAGTTTACACAAGATCAAATTTTAGAATTTGTTAAGTGTAAAAATGATCCTGTATATTTTGCCAAGAATTATGTGCAAATTGTTACCTTGGACCATGGACTTCAACTGTTTAAACCATATCATTTCCAAGAAAAACTAATTAGCAATTTCCATAATCATAGATTCAACATTTGTAAGATGCCTAGACAGACAGGCAAATCTACAACTGTTGTATCTTATTTGCTCCATTATGCAATTTTTAATGATAATGTAAATATTGCAATTCTTGCTAACAAAGCATCTACTGCTAGAGATTTGTTATCAAGATTACAAACTGCATATGAAAACCTACCAAAATGGTTGCAGCAAGGTATACTTGCTTGGAATAAAGGTTCTATGGAGCTAGAGAATGGATCAAAGATTTTGGCTGCTTCTACATCTGCATCTGCTGTCAGAGGTGGATCCTATAATATCATATTCCTTGATGAATTCGCGTTTATTCCAAACCATATTGCAGACCAATTCTTTGCATCTGTTTATCCTACTATTTCTTCTGGTCAAAGCACAAAGGTTATCATAGTATCCACTCCTCATGGTATGAACCACTTCTATAGGATGTGGCATGATGCTGAGAGGGGAATGAATGAATATGTCCCTACAGATGTTCATTGGTCAGAAGTTCCTGGAAGGGATGATAAGTGGAAAGCACAAACTATATCCAACACATCAGAACAACAGTTCAAAGTTGAATTTGAGTGCGAATTCTTAGGATCAGTAGATACCCTAATTGCACCAAGTAAACTAAAGAGTCTTGTCTATGATAAACCAATAAAACAGAGTAAAGGATTAGATGTATATGAAGAATCTAAAGAAGATAGTGATTATGTAATAACTGTTGATGTTGCTAGGGGTGTTGGAAATGATTATTCTGCATTTGTAGTATTTGATATAACTACTTTCCCACATAAAATAGTAGCAAAGTATAGGAACAATGAAATCAAACCAATGCTATTCCCAAGCATCATTCATGAGGTTGCTAAAGCGTACAATAATGCATTTATCTTATGTGAAGTCAATGATGTAGGAGATCAAGTTGCTTCCATCATTCAGTATGATTTAGAGTATCAAAATCTATTGATGTGTTCTATGAGAGGTAGGGCAGGGCAAATTGTTGGACAAGGATTTTCTGGAAAGAAAACTCAACTAGGTCTTAAAATGTCTAAGACAGTTAAAAAGGTTGGGTGTCTCAATTTAAAGACAATGATAGAAGAGGATAAACTTATCTTTAATGATTATGAAATTATTAGTGAACTTACTACATTCATTCAGAAACATAACTCATTTGAGGCAGAAGAGGGATGTAATGATGATTTGGCAATGTGCCTTGTAATTTATGCTTGGTTGGTTGCACAGGACTACTTCAAAGAACTTACTGATCAAGATGTTAGGAAAAGATTATATGAAGAACAGAAGAATCAGATAGATCAAGATATGGCACCATTTGGGTTTATATTGACTGGAATTGATGATGAAACAGAATTTACAGACTCTGATGGTGATTTGTGGAAGGTTGATGAGTATGGTGATAGATCATTTATGTGGGAATACAGGTAAAAGGAGAAATTTATAAATACTTTTAGAGCAAAATGAAGCACTAGAGGAGTTAAAATGGCGTTAAGCTTAGCATCTCCAGGGATTAAAGTAAGAGAGGTAGATTTAACTAGAGGTGGTATCAACAATACCACATCTTTATCTGCTGGAATTGCTGCACCTTTTGAGAAAGGTCCAGTAAATGAAGCTATCACTATTCTTAATGAAAAGGAATTAGTAGATACCTTTGGAAGACCATCAAAGAATGATTACCATTATGAATACTGGTACTCAGCATCAAACTTCCTTTCATACGGCGGAAGTTTAAAGGTAGTAAGATGTTCAGGTTCTGCATTAAATAATTCTAATGCTGGAGTTTCTATAGCATCAACAACATCATTATTAATTGAAAACTATGATGATTATCAACAAAGTCATTCAACTGCAACCAATTTCTACTGGGCAGCAAAGAACCCAGGACATTGGGCAGATGGAATCAAAGTTTGTGTAATTGATAACTTTGCAGACCAAACAATTGCTGGTGTAAACACAGCATCAATCCAAGTTGGATATGCAGTTACTCAAGCACTTTCAGGAACAGTTGCAGGAGTAGGAACTACAACAGCAGCATCCGGTTTTATTAAGGGAATTGTTACTGGAGTAGGTTCTTCAGAATTCTATGTCAAGATTGTTTCCAAAGTAAGTGCTGGAACAACTACTGCACAAGAGTACACTGAAAATGGAATTTATGCATTTAATACAAATTCCTCCCTGTATGTAGATGGTGCTCTTTCTAATGCAGGAAATCCTGTTCTTTCAATAACAAGAAACAGTCCTTCAACATCATTTGGTGCCAACTCAATTGGTGCAGGTGCTTCATTATCAGTATTAGATGTTGCTGCCACAACAACTATTGATAATGCAGGAAGTGCTCCACTTCTGAATTCTGCTTCATCCCTGTTTGTTGAGTCAGCATCTGGTATTAGCACAGCAAGCTATTTGTTAATTGGGGATGAAATTCTTGATGTTATCTCAGTCTCAGGAAATCAAATTGGTGTTGCTAGATCAACATTTGGAACAACTGCAGCAGCATCTGTTAATGATGGTTCAACTGTTAAGGTATTAACATATAACCAAAATGTAACTACTGTTTCTGCCTCAGTAGATAGTTCCTCCACAACTGTTGAGGTTGCTTCTATTGCAGGAATTACAGCAGGAGATTATGTAATTAATGTTGCTACTAATGAGATTTTCTTAGTCAATTCAATCTCACAATCTTCAGTAGTTACCACTGCTACTATCAATGACTGGTACAATACTCAAAATATCTTAGATGCTGCTAATGGAGATAGTGTAACTCTCTCTTGGAGAACAGTTGCTCCTAAGCCAAGAACCAATCAATATGTAAGAGACAGAAATGGAAACAATGATGCTCTGCATGTTGTAGTTGTTGATAGTGCAAGATCAAAGAATATTTCAGGTTCTTCCCAGTCAATCTTAGAGAAGTTTACTAACCTCTCTAAGGCAATTGATACTGAAATTTCTCCAACACAAAGTGTATACTACAAGGATTACCTTGCACTGAACTCGGTATACATCTATGCAGGTAAGTCTTTAGGTGGAACTACTACAGATTCATATTGGAATGTAGATCCTGTTGCAACTAAGTTCTCCTCAGGAAATACACCTCAATCAGAAAGTTTAGGAATCTGGGATGTTGAGTGTGATAATGTAACATTCAACTCCATTGGAAACAAATCCTTCACTATTTCTGGTGGAAAGGATTATAGTGGAGAAGGTGGAATTGGTGGATTTGCAGTTAATTTATCAGACATTACTGATGCTTATGATAAACTTTCTAATGCAGATGAAGTTCCTTTAAACTTCTTACTCCAAGGAAGTGCTTCTTTAGGAAAAGAAATTGAGCAAGCAAAAGCAAATACACTCATCAGCATTGCTGAAAATAGAAAGGATTGTGTTGCTTTCATCTCCCCATACAGAGAAGGTGTTGTAAATGTTGCACAAACATCAACACAACTTGCAAATGTTCTTTCATTCTTCAGTCCATTAACCTCTTCATCATATGCTGTGTTTGATAGTGGATACCAGTATGTCTATGACAGATACAATAAGGAGTTTGTTTACATTCCTTGCTCTGGAGATGTTGCTGGTCTTTGTGTAAGAACAGACATTAACCAATTCCCATGGTATTCACCTGCAGGAAAGGTTAGAGGAACACTGAGATATCCAATCAAACTTTCCTACAATCCTAATCAAGATGATAGGGATAAGCTTTATTCCCAGAGAATTAATCCAGTTATTTCTTCTCCAGGATCAGGCATAATTCTCTTTGGTGATAAAACTGCTCTCTCTTATACTTCTGCCTTTGATAGAATCAATGTCAGAAGACTGTTCATCACAATTGAGCAGGCTATCAAGAGTGCTGCTGATGCTCAACTCTTTGAGTTCAATGATGCAGCAACAAGAGCAAACTTCATTAACATTGTTGAACCTTATCTGAGAGATGTACAGGCAAAGAGAGGTATTCAAGACTTCCTCTTAGTCTGTGATGACTCAAATAACACACCAGATGTAATTGATAGAAATGAATTTATTGCAGATATATATGTAAAACCTGCTCGTTCCATTAACTTCATTGGACTTACATTTGTTGCTACAAGAACTGGTGTTTCTTTTGAAACAGTAGTAGGAACAGTTTAACTTAAAGGAGACTAAGAAAAATGCCTAATTTTTCAGACAGAACTATTGATAAATTCAAAACAAAATTATCTGGTGGTGGTGCTCGTAGCAACCTTTTTGAAGTAAGTTTTGGTTCACAAATTAGTGGAACACCCACAGATGCTACAGGAACTGATATCAGTGTTCTTGGCAAATTGGGAATTCAATTTGATCAAGATGATCTGATGCTTATTAAATCAGCAGGTCTTCCTGCATCAACCATCAGTGAAATTCCAGTTCCATTTAGAGGAAGAACTCTGAAGATTGCTGGTGACAGAACATTTGACATCTGGACAATCACAGTTATTAATGATGTTGACTTTAGATGGAGAAGTTTCTTCGAAAGATGGATGAACTACATTGTGAAAGTTTCTGATGGAAGTGGCACAATCACACCATCAGAGTACATGGCAGAAATGAATGTTACTCAACTTTCTAGAGGAAACTACACTGGACTTTCAAATAATTCAGATGGTTCCATCAATGAATTAAGAAAGTATGTAATCCATGGTGTCTTCCCAACTAATGTATCTCAAATTGATTTATCATACAATAATGAAAATGAAGTTGAAGAATTCACTGTAGATCTTCAAGTTCAATGGTGGGAAGCTATTGATCCTCAAGGAAGAACCAATTTAGAAGTAGTCTAAATAATTCTATACTTTAAACTTATACAATGGCAAGACTTTTTGGGTTTTCAATAGAAGACGAAAATAAATTACCAAAGGATGCATTATCCCCCGTTCCTCAAAACAATGAGGACGGGGTTGACTATTATCTTACCAGTGGATTCTATGGTCAATATGTAGATATTGAAGGTGTATTTAGAAATGAGTATGATTTGATTAAGAGATACAGAGAGATGGCACTGCATCCAGAGTGTGATGCTGCCATTGAAAATGTTGTTAATGAAGCTATTGTTTCTGATTTAAATGACTCTCCTGTAGAAATTGAATTAAGCAATTTAAATGCTAGTGATGGTCTCAAAAAGATAATCAGAGATGAATTTAAGTATATCAAAGACCTGATGGGATTTGATAAAAAATCACATGAAATTTTCAAAAACTGGTATGTAGATGGAAGAATCTTATACCATAAAGTAATTGATTTGAAGCATCCAGAAGAGGGTATCCAAGATCTGAGATACATGGATGCTTTGAAAGTTAGATATATGAGGCAGCAAAGGAAAAGTGATAAGCAAATTAACCTTGGCGGTAATTACATTAACAATATTGATCCAGAAAAACCTCAGACATTTAAAGATCCTGAAATAGATGAATACTTTGTCTATTACCCAATGGGTCATGTACAAAGAGTAGCATCTACAAATAAGGGCATTAGAATTGCCAAGGATGCTATTACCTATGTCACATCTGGATTGGTAGATAGAAACAGACAACTTACTTTGTCATATCTCCATAAAGCAATTAAGGCACTCAATCAACTAAGAATGATTGAGGATGCTCTGGTGATTTATAGACTTTCTAGAGCACCAGAAAGAAGAATCTTCTACATTGATGTAGGTAATCTTCCTAAAGTGAAGGCAGAACAATATCTGCGTGATGTTATGAACAGGTATAGGAATAAACTTGTTTATGATGCAAACACTGGTGAAATGCGTGATGACAAGAAGTTTATGTCTATGATGGAAGACTTCTGGTTGCCTCGTAGAGAGGGTGGTAGAGGCACTGAAATTACCACTCTTCCTGGTGGTCAGAATCTTGGAGAACTGACTGATGTTCAGTATTTCCAGAAGAAACTCTTTAGATCTTTGAATGTTCCAGAATCAAGAACTGCTTCAGACACTGGTTTTAATTTAGGAAGATCTTCTGAAATTCTTAGAGATGAATTGATGTTTGGTAAGTTTGTAGGAAGACTGAGAAAGAGATTTAGTAATGTATTTCACGATCTTCTTAAGACACAATTAATTCTTAAGAATATTGTTACTCCTGAAGATTGGGAGAAGATGAGCGATCATATTCAATATGATTATCTGTATGATGGACACTTTTCTGAACTCAAAGATACTGAGTTAATGAATGAAAGATTGAATCTAATGGTTGCTATTGAACCTTACATTGGTAGATATTATTCACAAGATTATGTAAGACGCAAGATCCTGAGACAAACAGATCAGGAAATTGTTGATGAAAACAAATTGATGAAGAAGGAAATCAAGGATGGTCTGTATCCTGATCCAACACTGATGCCAGCAATTGGTCCTGATGGTATGCCTTTAGAACCAATGCCAGGCAATCAACCAATGGGCAATGTTCCCAAAGAACCAAATATTGATAATAATAAAGATGTTTCTATCAATGCCAAGGCAGCAGAGATATAAATAGTACATAATTTTGAGGTTATAAATGGAATCTACAGTTGAATTAATGGATACTATTTTTAGTGGTGGTTCTCCAGAGGAAGTATCAGATAAGATCAAAGAAATTCTTTTTGCAAAATCTGCAGAGAATATAGAGGCAATTACTCCTCATGTTGCTCAAAGTATGTTTAGCGTTCAAACAGAAGAGGAGTGATAAGTGGATAAGGAGTTAAAGGACTTCTTTAAAACTATAAAATCTGCAAAAAAAGAACAAAAAGACTCCATGCAGGAGATTCTTGGAAATTCTTTTTTTGAAGATTTTATCAAGCCTTTAGCAGAAGATTATAAAAAACCAAAAGAAGTTATTGAAGAAATAGTATTTGAAGAAAAGGCAGAAGAAGAACCTCCTAAAGAAAAAACACTTATAGAAAAGTCTTTAGGTCTTTTATCAGAACCTTCAAATACTAAACAACAAAATGATCCATTGACTCCATTGGATCAAAATTTTGTCACCTTTGACCAGTTACAAAAACACTATAAAACCTTTGTAGAAAGAATTCAGCAGCAACTTTCTACTTTAGGTGGAGGTGGTGAGACCAATCTCACTTATATGGATGTTCCAGTAACATCAGTAACTACTTCATCTTATACAATAAAACCACAAGATTATTATATTGGTGTGTATTATGCAGGTGCAGTTACTATTACATTACCAAAAGCAGATAGACAAGGAAAAATATTTGTTGTTAAGGACGAATTAGGAGAGGCATCCAAAGGAACTAATAGATATATTACAATCTTACCAACAGGAGCAGACCTGATTGATGGTAGAACTAGAGCAATTCTTGCTTTTGATTATGGCAGTTTAACATTTATATGGAAAGGTAATTCCTGGAGGGTAGTCTAATGTCGTTTTTGTATGATCCATTTAAACCTGAAATTGATGCATTTGGAAGATTAAGAACATCAGATCCATTTACTCTTGGAGATTATAAACACTTATATGCTATTGATCCAGATTTTGTAGATGTTGCATCTGGAGTAGGAGCAACTATTACATTTGAAAGAAATCAAGCAGCAGCAGTTCTTAGTTCTGGGACAAGTTCTACAGGTTATTGCATTCATCAGACAAAGAGATACCATCATTATATGCCAGGTAAATCTCAATTAATATATTCAACATTTAATTATGGTGCTGCACAACAAAATGTCACCAAAAGAACTGGATATTTTGACGACAATGATGGAATTTATTTTGAACAGGCACCTGATGGAACTTTAAGTTTTGTTATTAGATCTTATACATCATCAGGAATTGGAACAACAGAAAGAAGAATTCCGCAGACTCAATGGAATAAAGATAAACTTGATGGAACTGGAGTCTCTGGATTTAATTTAGATATTACAAAAACTCAACTATTTTTCACTGATTTTGAATGGTTAGGAGTTGGTAGAGTTAGATGTGGATTTAGTTTAGATGGTCTCAATATTGTAGCTCATGAGTTTTACAATTCAAATAACCTTTCTACAGTCTATATGTCTAATCCAAATCTTCCAGTAAGATGTGAGATTAGAAATAGTGGAACTCAAGTTGGTGCTGGAGGTTCATTTATTCAGATTTGTTCCACTGTTATGAGTGAGGGTGGATATACTGAAGCAGGTAGAGAATTTTCACATACAACTAATTTAAGAACAGTTGGTGTTGGGACCACTATACCAGTGATTGCTATTAGATTGAAAAATAGTTTTAAAGGATATTCAAATAGAGCAACTGTAAAATTAGAAGACATTACTGTTTTCAGTAGTGGTGCAAATGTTAAGTATGAAGTTGTAAAACTTAGAAGTTCAGTAGGAATTAATACTACTGGAACTTGGGTTTCTGAGAATGATGAATCTGTGGTGGAATATAACCAAACTATGACTGGAATTAGTACAGTATACTTTGAAGATTTTATGGGAGGTTATGCTGCTGGAGATAGTCAGAATGTAACCAAACCATCAGCAACAACAGCACAAGTTCAAAGTGGACCATCATCAAAGAAAAACTTTTTATCTCAAAATTTTTACTCTACAGATTCTGAAATTTTTTCAGTAAGAGTTACTAATTTAGGTACTGACCCATCTAATGTTGGAGTATCTATAAGGTGGAGAGAGATTTATTAAAAACTAAATACTTAATATTGTCCAATTTATAAGAATGTCATACAAAGTAGTGCAAACAATTGCACCATTAACTGGTGTTACAACTGGTACAGCATCTACCAGTACAGCAATTTCATTGAAAAGTGGAGTGCTGAGAATTTCTGTTTCAAGTGCAAATGCAAATGTTGCTATTGGAACTGCCCCAGTGGCAACAGCATCTGATTTTCATATTGCAACTTCACAACCTGAAGTCCTGAAGGAAAGAGTTGCAAGACAACAGATTTCAGGTATTACCACTGGTGCAACAACAGTTGTAACTTTTGGGCAAAATTATGGCAACCCATTTTTGGTTGGAGATTATGTATCAGTTGAGGGTGCTACTACATCAGGAGTTAACACTTCCCATGTAGCAGTTACTGCAGTTTCTCCAGAATCAATTACAATTAATCATAATACAACATCAGTTACTGGCATTATCACAGTAACAAATGCAGTGGTTGCTAGAAGTGTAAAAGTTTCTGCCTTAGGTGAAGGTGGAACAGCAAATGTCTTTATTTCAGAAGTACAAATCTCATCACAGGCATAACCATGAAACTTATCACAGAAGAAATAGAATCAGTAGAAATTATTACTGAAGAAAAAAATGGAGTAAAGACTCTGTATATTCAGGGACCTTTCCTTCAAGCAGAAGTTACCAATAGAAATGGTAGAAACTATCCTCTTTCTATTATGGAAAGAGAAGTTAACAGATATACTCAAAGTTTTATTTCTAAAGGCAGAGCATTAGGTGAGCTTGGTCATCCAGATGGTCCAACAGTAAATCTGGATAGAGTTTCTCACATGATCACAAACCTCAGAAAAGAAGGCACCAATTTCATTGGAAGGGCAAAAATTCTTGACACTCCAATGGGCAATATTGCTAAATCCCTTTTGGGAGAAGGTGTAACTCTTGGTGTATCATCTAGAGGTATTGGTTCACTGGTAGAAAAAAATGGAATCAAGTATGTAGGCGAAGACTTTATGCTTGCAACTGCTGCTGATATTGTAGCAGATCCATCTGCACCTGATGCTTTTGTTCAAGGCATTATGGAAGGTAAAGAATGGGTATGGGATGGTGGCATTCTTAAAGAAATGAATGCAGAAGAAACTAGAAAGAAGATTGAACATCTTTCAAAACAAAGAAAACTAACAGAACAAAATAAATTAGCTCTCTTTGGAGAGTACCTTTTAAATCTATAATTCTATAAATAAATATAGAATAAATTAAAAAAAAGATTTTATTCGGAGTATACAAATGAGTGTCGGTAACGATTTACAAGAAATGGAAGTATCTACTAAAAAATCTACTACTGCAGTAAACAAAAGTGCAAAGCCTGCAGAGGCGATGCACAAGGCAGACATTCCTGGTGAAGGTCTGTCATCTTCAGTAGAAGATCTGGGAGGACCTACTCCCCAGAACTCAAAGCCAGATGATGAGTCAAATAAACTGAAGACTCCTGGCAAAACTCTTGCTAAGGTAAGCAATGTTGTAAACAAGGGTGCAAAAGCACCTGATGCAATGCAACATCTTAACAAAGCAAAAGTTAGCTATGAGGAAGTTGAGTCTGAGGATGAGGAAGTAATTTCTGAAGAAGAATTTTCCGAAGATACTGTAGATCAAATTGAAGAGGAAGAAACAATTTCATTAGAAGAGAGATTAGATCAAATTGCTAATGAAAGAGTAGATTACTCAGAAGATATCAATGCCCTTATGGAGGGTGAGGATCTGAGTGAAGAGTTTATGAAGAAGGCAGCAACAATTTTTGAAGCTGCTGTTAAGTCAAAACTCGTTGCTGTAATGGAGGCTCTGGAAGAAGATTATCAACAGAAGCTTGTAGATGAAGTTACCGAAATCAGAGAAGAATTAACCGAAAGAGTTGATTCTTATCTTGAGTATGTTTCTGAAGAGTGGCTCAATGAGAATGCTCTTCAAGTAGAAACAGGAATCAAGTCACAACTGTCAGAGTCATTTATGACAAACCTGATGGGACTTTTTGAAGAACATTATGTAAACATCCCTGAAGAGAAATATGATGTCCTAGAAGGAATGGTCGAAAGACTAGATGAAATGGAGGAAAAACTCAACGAACAAATCGAAAGAAATGTTCAGTTAAACAAGAGACTTAGTGAAGCTGTAAGTGATACAATCTTAAATGATGTTTCTGAAGGGTTAGCTTTAACTCAGAAGGAAAAGCTTGCAAGTCTTGCTGAAAGTGTTGAGTTTGAAGGTGAAGTAGACTATCGTGAGAAGCTGGAGACTCTTAAAGAGTCATATTTTACAAAAACACCAGTTTCTTCAACAAGAGAGGAAATGCTTACAGAGGAAGCAAATGCGGATTACGGTCCTCAGATGAATGCTTACCTCAGAGCATTAGGAAAATACTCTAAGTGAAATTAAACTTAATTATAAATATTTGTAGTTAAAAACACTTTAACAAGACTAAAACAAGGAGAAAAGCAAATGTTCCTTTCAGAACAATTGCAGAAAAAGTGGGAACCACTTCTTCAAGCTGAGGGTATTGATCCTATCAAGGATCCTCATAGAAGAGCTGTTACTGCTGTTCTGCTCGAAAACCAAGAGAGATTTTTAAAAGAAGAGAGAGGATTCCTCTCAGAGACCCCAGCAGGTTCTTATGCTAGCGTAGCTGGTGCTGCTGGTGCTGCTGGTTTCTCAGCTGATGCTACCCCTGGTGGTCCAGTAGCAGGTTTTGATCCTGTTCTGATCTCACTGATCAGAAGATCAATGCCTAACCTTGTTGCATATGATCTGGCTGGAGTTCAGCCAATGAATGGTCCTACAGGACTGATCTTTGCAATGAGATCCAGATATGTAAATCAGAGTGGTCAGGAAGCACTCTTTGATGAGGCTGACACTGCATACTCTGGTCAGGATAGTGGATACAACACCACAACTGGTAACTACACTGGTGGTTCAGATGATGGTGCTTCAGTTGGTTTTGGTACAACTGGTTTTGCTGGTGTTGGTGCAGTTGATGCACAAAGAACTGCTTATGGATTCAATCCTGGTGATCTGAACAATGCAGGTAACACTGGCAGAGAGTATAGAGTTGGACAAGGTATGTCCACCTATGATGCTGAGAACCTGGGTGCTGGTGATGGTGATCAGTTCAACCAGATGGCATTCAGCATTGAGAAAGTTTCTGTTACTGCAAAGAGCAGAGCACTCAAGGCTGAGTACACCCTGGAACTGGCACAAGACCTCAAGGCAATTCATGGTCTGGATGCAGAAGCTGAGCTTGCTAACATCCTCTCCACCGAAATCCTTGCTGAGATCAACAGAGAAGTCATCAGAACAATCTACAAGATTGCTGAGCCTGGTGCACAAACCAATGTAGCTAATGCAGGTTTCTTTGACCTGGATGTAGACTCCAATGGTAGATGGTCTGTTGAGAAGTTCAAGGGTCTTCTGTTCCAACTTGAGAGAGATGCTAATGCAATCGCTCAAAGAACAAGAAGAGGAAAGGGTAATACAATCCTCTGCTCTGCTGATGTTGCTTCTGCACTCACCATGGCAGGTCTTCTGGATTACACCCCTGCTCTCAATGCTAACCTGAATGTTGATGATACTGGCAATACTTTTGCTGGTGTTCTCAATGGTAAGTTCAGAGTTTACATTGACCCATATGCTGCAAACCTGGCTGCTAACCAGTACTATGTTGTAGGTTATAAGGGAACCAATCCTTATGATGCTGGTCTGTTCTATTGCCCATATGTACCTCTCCAGATGGTACGTGCTGTAGGTCAGGACACCTTCCAGCCTAAGATTGGATTCAAGACCAGATATGGTATGGTTGCCAACCCATTTGCACATGGCAATGTATCAGATCAAGGTCTGGGTGCTATTGTTGCTGGTAAGAACAGATACTACAGAAGAGTACAAATCAAGAACCTCATGTGAGTTAATCACAAGGTTGCAGGACCCCTCCCAGAGGGGTCTTTTTTTATGCAAATAAATAGTTAAAAAAGATATATGTCCAACAGTGCATTAAATTCCCAACCAGGAAATAGGAATTACTTATCTCCAGTAGGGTTTAAATTTACTTTAGCAAAAACACCAAAGGTAGACTTTTATTCGAACTTTGCAGGCATTCCTGCAATTACCTTAGGTTCTGCAGTTCAAACTCGTTATGGAAAAAACATTGATATCCCTGGGGATAAAATGAATTTTGAAGATTTGAGACTTAGATTTTTGGTGGATGAATATATGGAAAACTATATGCAAATCCATGACTGGATGACTGGATTAGGTTTCCCCTACAGTTTAGAGCAATATTCAGATCTCCAAAAAGAAAATCCAGATGAATATAGAAAAAATCCCAAGTCATTAAACTTTGAAGTTTCTGATGGAACTCTTCAAATTTTAGGAAGTAATTTTACACCAACTGCTAATGTAATTTTTACAGATTTGTTTCCAACTTATTTGTCTGCACTTGATTTTGATGCAACACAGGAAGACATTAGATACTTTACAGCAGAAGTAAACTTTAAGTATACTTATTATAGAATAGAAACACTTATGGGAAATTAATTTATGATATCACTTGATGAAATTCAGATTATGTGGAAAGAAGATTCTAATATTGATATAGACAATCTACACAATGAATCTTTAAAAGTTCCAGCACTTCATGCAAAATATTATGAAATATACAATAACCTTTCCCTACTAAGGAAAAGAACGGAATTTCAATATAAACAAAAGAAATTAGAAAGATATAATTATTATTCAGGCAAAGCAGATCCTGATATCTATAAAGATGAACCATTTCCTTACAAGGTAAGAGATAAGGAAAGTATGCAAAATCATCTTGAAGCAGATAAAGTTATATCAGATATCTTTATGAAAATTGAATATTATGATACAATGTTGAAATACATTGAAGAAATCTTAAAGATGATTTCCAATAGAACATATCAAATTAAAAACTCAATTGATTTTTTGAGATTCCAATCAGGAATGTAATATGACAGATTTAACTATTAGCAAAAAGAATGAAATATTTCTGAAAGTGGAGTGTGAACCTCATATCAAATATGAATTGAGCGATCAATTTACTTTTGATGTCCCTGGGGCAAAGTTCATGCCTCAGTTCAGAAGTAAGCACTGGGATGGAAAAATAAGATTGTTTAATGTTCAGACTGGAGAAATCTATGCTGGTCTATTAGATAAACTAATTTCATTCTGTGATAATCATAATTACAAGTTTGAACTAACTAAAAACAAATACTATGGTCTTCCTGGAGAAATTGATGAGTCAATCTCCATGGAAGGCGTGAAGGATTATATGAAAAGCATATGCTCTCATGAGCCTAGAGATTACCAAATCCAAGGTGTTCATGATGCATTAAAGTATCAAAGGAAATTAATTCTATCTCCAACTGCATCTGGTAAATCACTGATGATTTATTCAGTTGTTAGATACTTTGTGGAGAAAGGAATGAATATACTCCTCATAGTCCCTACCACATCACTTGTAGAGCAGATGTACAAGGACTTTGAGGACTATGGATGGAACTCCGAGGAATATTGTCACAAGATCTATGGAGGGATGTCTAGAGAGGTTGTAAAACCTGTCACCATATCCACATGGCAATCCATTTATAAGTTAGATAAATCTTACTTTGAAGGATATGATGTAGTCATTGGCGATGAGGCACATCAATTCAAATCTAAATCATTAGTATCCATTATGTCCAAACTATTTGATGCTAAGTATAGGTTTGGATTTACTGGTACTTTAGATGGATCACAGACACATAAGTTAGTACTGGAAGGATTATTTGGTCCTACCTATAAACTTATTAAGACAGATCAATTAATTAAAGAAGGATATCTATCTAAATTACAAATTAAAGTTCTTCTTCTTTCTCATCCAGAAAAGGAGTTCAATGACTATGAAGAAGAAGTTCAATATTTAATTTCTAATGAAAGACGAAATAAGTTCATCAAGAATCTTGTTTTAGATTTAAAAGGAAATACTCTTGTATTGTTTAATCGTGTTGCAACTCATGGGGAACCTTTATACCAACTTATAAATAAGAGTGCTAGTGAAAATAGAAAAATATTTTTTATTCATGGTGGGGTGGACACTGAAGAAAGAGAATTGGTGAGAAAAATTACCGAGGAAGAATCCAATGCGATTATTGTTGCTTCTTATGGCACTTTTAGTACAGGTATCAATATTAGAAACTTGCATAATGTTGTCTTCGCTTCCCCAAGCAAATCAAGAATAAGAAATCTACAATCAATAGGAAGAGTCCTTAGGAAAGGAAAAGAAAAAGTATCAGCAACTCTTTATGATATTGCTGACGAAATCAAATATAAATCAAAAAAGAACTATACTCTAAATCATCTAATAGAAAGAATTAAGATTTATAATGAAGAGAATTTTGACTATGAAATTATTACAGTTAACTTTAAAAAATAATGGAAGAAGAATTTTATGCTTCAATTAAGTTAGTATCAGGTGAAGAGGTATTTGCCTTAGTATCTTACACTGAAGAAGAACATGATTCCTTTTTAATCTTAGATAATCCTGTACTAATTGAATGTATAGAATCTAAAAAAGGTAATATAGTAGGATACAAGGTAAAACCTTGGATGAGTATCCCTGATGATGAAATGTACATAATTCAGTTAGATAAGGTTATTACTTTAACTGAAATTAAAGATGAAAACATTATTCAAATATATAAAAAATACACAGGTAGTGGGTCACAAGTATCAATAGATAAAACTTTGGGTCTTATATCTAAAGTAGATGAAGCAAGAGTCTTCCTAGAGAATATCTATAAAACTAAGTAGTATTAAAAGCTACACCTCATCTTCAACCCTAACAGAGTGATTCTAACTACAAATCAATAACTTGTCAACTATCTGTCTTTGAGGTTATAATGGGAACATATTGAGTTTCGTAATTGAGTAAACTAACATGTCATTGGTAATGTCCAGAACAAAAAAGAAATCAGAACATTATGTAAACAATAAAGATTTCTATACTGCTCTTGTTGAGTATAGGAAGAAGGTAGATAGTGCAAAGGAGCAAGGACTACCCAAACCTAAGGTCAGTAATTATATTGGTGATTGTTTCCTAAGAATTGCAAATCATCTAGCATATAAACCAAACTTTGTAAATTATATGTTTAAGGATGAGATGATTTGTGATGGAATAGAAAACTGTATCCAATACATCGATAATTTTGATATTAAGAGAACTAATCCATTTGCTTACTTTACTCAAATTGTCTACTATGCATTCTTGAGAAGAATTGCAAAGGAGAAGAAACAATTAGAAATTAAGACTAAAATTATTGAAAGATCTGGATTTGATCAAGTATTTACTGCAGATACCTCTGATCTTGGTGGAGATTATTCAGACTTCAATGGTATCAAAGATGGAATTAATTATAGATTCTCCCAATGAAAGTAGCTATAATTACTGATACTCATTTCAACTTCAAGAAAGGAAATAAAGTTTTCCATGAGTATTTTGAAAAGTTTTACAAAAATGTCTTCTTCCCTACATTAAAAAAATATAATGTAGATACTGTTATCCACATGGGGGATATTTTTGATAACAGAAAAGCAACAGACTACTGGAGCATTGATTGGACTAAAAGAGTTATCTTAGAACCTTTAAAAAAATATAAAGTATACTTAACTGTAGGTAATCATGATATCTTCTACAAGAACACTACAGAATTAAATAGTCCAATCTTGTTGATGGGAGATTATAAAAATATAAAAATCATGACATCTCCAGAAACAGTTAATGTTGGAGGTACTGATATTCTTTTTATTCCATGGATTACTCCAGAAGGTGAGCAGAATGCCCTGAATGCCATCAAGGAGACCCCTGCAAAGATTGCTATGGGTCATTTAGAACTAAATGGTTTCTATCCTCAGAGAGGGCATTCTCAGGTCAATGGAAGAGATGCAGATATATTTAAAAAGTTTGATAGGGTATTTTCTGGACATTATCATACTAGAAGTGATGATGGCAAAATTTATTACATAGGAAATCCTTATCAATTGTACTGGTCAGACTATAATGATAAAAGAGGATTTGTTATATTTGATACAGAGACTTATGAGATAACTACAATTGAAAATCCTTATGAAATGTTTAAAATCATTTATTATAGGGATGATGCAATGTATGATCTTCAAGATTATGAAGGTTGTATGGTAAAAATGATTATTAAGGAGAAGAAAGATAAGGTTAAGTATGAAAAGTTTCTTGACTTTCTATTGGAATCTGGACTACAAGATCTTAAAATCATAGAAGAAGTAGTCATCAATCAAGATATTGATGTAGATAAGATAGTTGAAAATGAAGATACATTATCTCTGCTTAAAAAGTATATTGATGAATCTGAAATTGAGTTAAATAAAAATAGAATTAAGGAACTCGTTAATTCAATTTATCAAGAAGCATTTCAATTAGGATAATGTATATTCTTACAGCAGCACAGGGGCAGGAGGGAGCATATGCACTTTCTGCAAAAAATGGATCTAATGTATTGTTTCTTTTTGAAGAAGAAGATGATGCAGAGAGATATTTAACCATGCTAGAAGAATTGGATTATCCTGAAATGGAAGTTACTGAAGTTCATCCAGAAGTTGCTATAATGGCTTGTGATCACATGAATTATCAGTATGTAATAATTACCTCAAATGATATAGTTGTTCCTCCTGATTATGTTAAAGTTTCTAAAAATAAAATATAAAAATTTCTTATCTTCTGGTAATTATTGGACAGAAATTAATTTCACTAAAAATAGTTCCACACTAATAATTGGAAAGAATGGGGCAGGTAAGAGTACCTTTTTGGATGCTCTTACCTTTGTGCTGTTTAATAAACCATTTAGAAAAATTAATAAAGGGCAACTTGTCAACACAATGAACGAAAAGTCTTGTGTTGTTGAGATTGATTTTGAAATTGGAAAAGATTCTTGGAAAATTATTAGAGGTATTAAACCTACCATCTTTGAAATCTATAAAAATGACTCCATACTTGATCAATCATCTGCCTCTAATGACCAGCAAAAATGGTTAGAGCAAAATATTTTAAAATTAAACTATAAGTCTTTTACTCAGATAGTTGTTCTTGGATCTTCTAACTTTGTTCCATTTATGCAACTATCATCTCAAAATAGAAGGGAAGTAGTTGAAGACCTTTTAGATATTAAGGTTTTCTCTTCTATGAATGATATTGCTAAAGTTAATATCAAGACCTTAAGAGATGATGTTAAAGAACTTCAGTATAAGAAGGAGAACTGCAAGGACAAGATAGACAATCAAGAAAAGTTTATTTCTGAAATTGAAAAAAGAAATAACGAAGACATCAAATCTAAAGAAAGTAAACTCATTGGATTAGAAAAGGCAAAGAAAGAATTCTTAGATACTAATGATAAAATCCTATCAGAGTGTGAGAAACTTCAAGATGAACTGTCAAAGGTATCTACCTCAACATCCAAACTAAAGAAACTGGATTCTATTAAAATAAAACTCATACAAAAAGTATCTACAATTACAGATGAGTATGATTTTTTCCAGGACAATAGGGTTTGCCCAACCTGTACTCAATCTATTGAGGAAGAGTTTAGGTTAAATAAGATAGCAGATATTCAGAATAAAAAAACTGAACTTAATTCTGCTTGTGAAGAACTTGAAAATGCAATTAAAGATGAACAACAAAATGAGAATAAATTTTTAGCAATTAGTAAGGAGATTACTAAACTCAATAATGAAATCAATTCTAACAATGTTAAAGTCACTGAACTTCAAAACCAGTACAGAGATTTACAACAAGAAATTCAAAAACTTGTCTCCAGAAGTAAAGACACTAATACTGAATATGAAAAGTTAGCAAATTTAAAAAAGAGTTTAGATGAAATCTTAACAAGCATTTCTACAAAAAAAGAAGAACTTTTAAACTACGAATTTATACATCTTTTACTTAAAGATGATGGGGCAAAAACTAAAATTATTAAAAAATATTTGCCCCTAATAAACCAAAATTTAAATAAGTATTTGGAACTAATGGAGTTCCCTGTAAACTTTACTTTGGATGAAGAGTTCAATGAGAAGGCTCTTAATCCAATCTATGAAGACTTTTCTTACTCATCCTTCAGTGAAGGGGAAAAGATGAGAATAGACTTGTCTATTTTGTTCACTTGGAGGGAGATTGCTAAAATTAAAAACTCAATCAATACAAATCTTCTAATACTTGATGAAGTATTTGATAGTTCTTTGGATGATTTTGGAACTGATAACTTCAGCAAAATCATTAAGTATGTGATTAGTAAATCTAATGTATTTGTAATATCACATAAGACTGATGAATTACTGGACAAATTTGACTCAGTTATCAAATTTGAGAAGCAAAAAGGATTCAGCATGATGATTGACTGAAGAGAGTTTTTTTGCTAAACTACCTGTAGTTCAGTCTATTTTATTTTATGTTTGGACCTGATGAGGACATTGTGAAACTTCCTGCTGATAGTATGACTTGGACACAAGCAGCAGAAGGTGGATGGTCTATGAGTGGGGAGGGATTTTGGATTCCTCCACAATCCCCTGATTATATTACTTTTGAGGAAACTATGACTAAAGATAATGGATTTTGGAAATACAATGAGGATAAAATTCTCAAGCAACTAGAAGAATATATTAAGTCAACATATAGTCAGCATTATGTTGATAGAACTGGGGAAGGAACAGAGCAGACCCTAGACAAGATCAAACACAATCGTAGAGAAGGTTTTTGTGCTGGCAATGTAACTAAGTACATTGATAGGTATGATACTAAAGGGACTCCTCGTGCAGACTTGTTCAAAGTCCTGCACTATACTATCCTTCTCATTAACCACCTTAACCTAGTTGAAAACAAGTGATGAAACTTTCCGACAACACTATTACTATCCTTAAAAACTTTTCTAATATTAATCAATCAATCCTGGTCAAACAAGGATCTCAGATCAAAACTATTTCCATTCTCAGGAACATCTATGCTGTTGCTGATGTTGAGGAAGAGTTTGGGAAGGACTTTGCAATTTATGATCTAAATGAATTCCTTAATGGTTTGAGTTTGCATCAAGACCCAGATTTGGATTTTACTAATGAATCATATCTGACAATTAAAGAGGGTAAGCGTAGAGTTAAGTATTTCTATGCAGATCCTGAAGTGATTGTGTCTCCTCCAGACAAAGATATTGATCTTCCAACTCAAGATGTTTGTTTCCAATTGGAGCATTCTCAGTTGGATAAACTTATCAAAGCTTCTGCAGTGTATAAACTTCCAGACCTTTCTGCTATTGGAGCAAATGGTGTTATCAGTCTGGTAGTTAGAGACAAGAACAATGATACATCTAATGAGTACTCAATCATTGTTGGAGAAACTGATGATGAGTTTGTTTTTAACTTTAAAGTGGAGAATATTAAGATTATTCCAGGTTCTTATGATGTGGTTATTTCTAAGAAACTCTCTGCTAAATTTGTGAATGAGAAGTATAATCTGAAGTACTTTATTGCACTTGAACCAGATTCAACCTTTGAATGAGGTATAAAGTAAGATATAAACTTCCAGGTGATAATCGTTATCTGGAAGTTGTTGTTGATGCAGATAGTCAGTCCCAAGCAAAGAAGATTGCTCAGGCACAGATTCCATCTGCTATAATTGTTGGAGGACCTCAACCTATTTGATTATGAGTAAAGACTTTTTGTGGGTAGAAAAATATCGCCCAAAGAAAATTGAAGATTGCATTTTGCCTGCAGGCATTAAAAAGACATTTCAAGAATTTGTAGATGGTGGAGAAATCCCAAATCTACTTCTTGCAGGTCCTGCAGGATGTGGTAAAACCACAGTAGCAAAAGCATTATGTGAAGAACTAGGAGTAGATTATTATGTCATCAATGGATCAGATGAAGGGAGATTTCTCGATACTGTCAGGAATCAAGCAAAGAACTTTGCTTCGACCGTATCACTTCAAGCAACTGGAAAACATAAAGTCATCATTATTGACGAAGCAGACAATACCACCACAGATGTACAACTCCTACTTAGGGCAAATATTGAGACGTTCTATAAAAACTGTAGATTCATCTTTACTTGCAACTACAAAAACAAAATTATTGAACCTCTTCACTCTCGATGTGCAGTTGTTGAATTCTCAATCAAAGGAAAAGAAAAAGCAAAACTTGCAGGAGAATTCTTCAAGCGTCTCGGGTTTATTCTTGAGGAAGAGAGTATTAAGTATGATCAAAAGGTTATTGCACAAATAATCAATACTCATTTCCCTGACTGGAGGAGAGTTCTAAATGAATGCCAAAGGTATTCTGTTGGTGGAGAAATTGATTCTGGAATTCTTACATCCTTCAGTGATGTAACAGTAACTGATTTAATTAAACATCTAAAGGAAAAGAACTTTCCTGAGGTTAGGAAATGGGTTTCTTTGAACTTAGATAATGATTCTTCTACAATCCTTAGAAAAGTTTATGATTCTCTTTATGAGAAGTTAGATGGTCCTAGTATTGCTGCTACAGTTTTGATTGTTGCTAAGTACCAGTATCAATCTGCTTTTGTTGCTGATCAGGAAATTAATCTTCTGGCAGCACTAACTGAAATTATGGTGGAGTGTAATTTTAAATGAAATACCAGAACTTAAAAGAAGAACCAGTTAAGACAACTCCAGAAAATGTAAGAGAAGCAAATGAAGCATTGTTTAGGGCAAAGATGACTCTACCTGCTGCAGCAAAACATTGTGGAATGACACAAAAGGAAATGAAATTAACCTTTTGGGAATATTTGAAGTACAACAAACCTGATTATGAAATCCCTTAAAACTTGTCTTCGTTACCCTGGAGGAAAGTCTAGAGCAGTTCCTAAACTGTTTCAGCATCTTCCAGACCTCTACAATTATAGAGAATTTAGAGAACCATTTGTTGGTGGTGGTTCTATGGCAATTGCAGTCACAAAACAGTACCCAGATATTTCTATTTGGGTAAATGACTTATATGAACCACTGGTAAATTTTTGGAAAGTTCTTCAGTCCGAAGGAGAAAAATTTACAGAGCAGATCTTAAACTTAAAACAAACTTATTCAACACCAGACAGAGCAAGACTTTTATTTGCAGAGTCTAAAGAATGTCTTGCTCATCCTAAATCAAAACCATTTGATAGAGCAGTATCTTTTTATGTTTTGAATAAGTGTTCTTTTAGTGGATTGACTGAAAGTTCTTCTTTCTCTGCACAAGCATCAGAAAACAATTTTTCAGTTAGAGGAATTGAGAAACTTCCAGAGTATTCTAAATTGATTGAGAAGTGGAATATAACTAATTATTCCTACAATCAGATGTTGGATGGAGATGGTACTGTTTTTCTCTATCTTGATCCTCCTTATGATATTAAGGATAATCTCTATGGGAACAAAGGATCAATGCACAAAGGATTTGATCACGATAAGTTTGCTGCTGATTGTGATTCTGTGCCTAACATGGATATGATGGTAAGTTATAATTCTACTCAGTTGGTTAGAAATAGATTTAAAGATTGGAAAGCATTTGAGTTTGCCCACACATACACTATGAGGTCAGTGGGAGAATATATGATGGAACAACACCAGAGGAAGGAATTGGTTCTTATTAATTATGAAGCATGAACTAAAAGATTGGTTGGGGTCAATTAATCAATCCAAAATTAATATTCTGGATGAAGATCCATCTTCAGAGAAAGATTATCCACCATATATTATCAACAGATGTTTGTCTGGGACTATTGATACTTTGATGTATGCAAATGAAATGAATAAGAATCATTCATTGCCTAAGAAAATGCAATATGACTTTTTTATAAATAGTGTCAGAACAAGGAAAAGATACTCTCCTTGGATTAAACAAGAAAAAATCAAAGATCTTGAAGTAGTTAAATCTTACTATGGTTATAGTAATGAAAAGGCAAAACAAGCTTTGAGAATTCTCTCAGAAGACCAAATTAACTTTATTAAATCTAAACTTGAAACTGGAGGAAGAAAATGAGTGTAGTTAATGAACCTGAAGTGAAGTGGACTCCTAACCAAATGGTAGAGGTTATTCTTAATGAACCTGATGATTTTTTGAAGGTTCGTGAGACACTCACTAGGATTGGTGTTGCATCTAGAAAGGAAAAGAAGATCTATCAATCTTGCCACATTCTTCATAAGCAAGGTAGATATTATCTTGTCCATTTTAAAGAGTTGTTTGCTCTTGATGGCAAGCACGCAAATCTTACTTTGAATGATGTTCAAAGGAGAAATAGAATTGCACAACTGCTTGCAGATTGGGGTCTTATCACTATTGTAGATGTGAGTAAAATCCAAGATATTGCTCCTCTCAATCAAATTAAAGTTCTTTCTTATAAGGATAAGAATGATTGGGTTCTAGAAACCAAGTACAATATTGGTTCTAAGAAAAAAAGAGTAGAGGAAACTGAATAATTTTGTGGGGATATTACTATCCCCTTTTTTTATGCTTGTAGTATAATTAATAATGTGAATGCCAACTGGGTTCACAAACACACAGATGCTTTAGGAGATCTACCATGTACAACACATTAGCGAAATATAACGCCTCAAACATTGAAAAATTCTTAAATGATATTGATAAGTATTCTATTGGAATGGATGAATGGTTCCATAGAATGGGAGCACTGCATCAAACAGATACAAACTATCCTCCATATAATGTAATTAAAGAGAGTAATACTGAGTTTAGAGTGGAAGTTGCTCTTGCAGGATTTAAGAAAGATCAGATTACTGTCTATACAGAAAACAATAAACTCTTCATTGAGGGGGAAAGAGAAGTTAATAATGACAAAGAATATGTGCACCATGGACTTGCCAATAGAGCATTCACTAGAGTATGGACAATTTCAGATGATGTTGAAGTAAGAGAAGTTGCATTTGAGGATGGTCTTCTTTCAATTAAACTTTCTAAGATTGTACCTGAACATCAGAAGAAAAGAGTTTGGTTCTAAATAATTAAGAATATCGTCGGCGCAAGGGGGAGGATGACTAAGACCATCCATCCCCCCCTTTTTTATAAATATCTAAAAAGGGTTAATGAAAACATATAATCAATTCCTTGAGGAATCAATATCTTTTAAGGTTAATACACAACTTAATCCTAAATTTTGGGTCAATGATAAATTAAAACCTGAAGTATCAAAGCATTTAAAAAAAGTAGCAGATGCCTGGACTGAATTTGTAGGACTGAAAAAGTCATCAGTTCAAGATATTTTATTGCTGGGAGGGAATGCAGGATATAATTACACAAGGTACTCAGATTTAGATCTTCATATAGTTGTAGACCTCAAGCAAGCAACAGAGTGTCCAGATTTGGCATCTGATATGTATGAGGATAAGAAACAACTTTGGAAGTTAACACACAATGCTAAGATTTATGGACATGACATTGAACCATATGTAGAGGACATTGGTAAAAAGAGAAGAAAGAATCAAGGAGTCTACTCAATAAAATATAAAAAGTGGGTGATGCTTCCTGGCAAATTCACTGGAGAACTGGATACTGACTTGCTTAATAGCAAGGTTCATGATATGATGAGGAAAATAGATAGAACAGTTGCCACTGCAACTGATGAAGATGTTTTAAAAAATCTTCTATCTAAACTCAGAGATATGAGAAATGCAGGTTTAGACAAGGGGGGAGAATTCTCCTTTGAGAATCTTGTTTTTAAAGAACTTAGAAACAAAGGTTACATAGATAAACTTGCTGATCACATCTTAAAACTTCAAGATAAAACACTTACTTTGGAAAATTATGTCTGTTAAACTTTTAATCCTGAAATCTTTAGAAGATGTCATTGCTGATGTTACTTCTGAAGATATTCTTGGAAAATGGTATGAGTTGAGTAATCCATATGTAACTAGACTTGATGGAGACAAGATTGGATTTTATCCATACATCCCCCTGTCTAAAGAAACAACAATTAAAATTCCTTCTGATTGGGTGGTAACTATGGTTGATCCTATTGATGAAGTTGCTAAATCTTATTTGGAGAGTGTAAATGCAAAACCTGAAAATTCTGATTCTGAAGAATGATTCCATTCTGATGACTGAGGTACATGAAGTTGCTGGAGCAGATTTGGGAGAACCTGATTGTAAATTGGTTAATCCAGTTCAAATGCTTATTTCAAACTCAACTTCATATGAGATGAGAAAGTGGCCAGTATTTACTGATCAGAGAGAACTTAAGATTCACTCAGATTCAATCTTTACTATTGTAGATCCAAAACCAGATCAAATTGAACTTTATTTGAAAACTATTAAATGAATTTTTATACCAATGTAGTTCTTGTTGGAAATGAAATACTTTCTAGAGGGTTTGATAATGGAGAACATTTCAAAAACAGACAAATGTTCTACCCAACTTTGTATGTAACTAGCAATAAGAAAACTAAATTTAAGACTCTTGAAGGGAAATACGTAGAAGAAGTTAAACCAGGAACTATTAGGGAAACCAGAGAGTTCATTGATAAGTATCAAAAGATTGATAACTTTCAACTCTATGGAAACACTAGGTATATCAATCAATATATTTCAGAAAACTATAAAGAAGAATCAATTAAGTTTGATATTTCTAAAATCAAATTAATTACAATTGACATTGAGGTTGCATCTGAGAAGGGATTCCCAGATGTTGAATCAGTTCAAGAAGAAGTGCTAACAATTTCCATTCAGGATTACTCTACTAAAAAGATTATTACCTGGGGAATTAAACCTTTCCTTAACACTAATCCAAATGTAAATTATATTCATTGTAATAGTGAGTATGATCTTTTGGATAGATTCATGTTTTATTGGGAACAGAATTGTCCGGAAGTAGTCACTGGATGGAATTGTGAGTATTATGATATTCCCTATCTTTATAGGAGAATATCTAAAGTTCTTGGAGAGAAGGTTGCTAAACAACTTTCTACTTGGGGAATTGTTACTGAAAATCAAGTCATTGTAAATGGTAGACCTCATACTAGGTATGATATTGCAGGTACTACAGTTCTAGACTATCTTGAATTGTATAAGAAGTTTACTTATACAAATCAGGAGTCTTATCGTCTTGATCACATTGCCTTTGTTGAACTTGGGCAGAATAAGTTGGATCACTCTGAGTATGATACTTTTAAAGAGTTTTATACAAAGGACTGGCAAAAGTTTGTAGAATACAACATCAAAGACGTAGAACTTGTAGATAGACTTGAAGATAAAATGCGTCTTATTGAACTTGCAATTACTATGGCATATGATGCTAAGTGCAATTTCAATGATGTGTTTTATCAGGTAAGGATGTGGGATTCCATCATCTACAATTACTTAAGGTCTAAGGACATTGTTATTCCCTTTAAGAAAGATACTAAAAAGGATTCTAAGTATGCAGGTGCATATGTAAAGGAACCAATTCCTGGTAAGTATGATTGGGTTGTGAGTTTTGACTTGAACTCTCTATATCCTCACCTAATCATGATGTACAATATTTCTCCAGAAACTCTTTTGGAAGAAAGGCATCCAAATATATCAGTAGACAAAATTCTTAATAAGTCTGTAGATTTTGACAATTATAAACAGTATGCTGTTTGTGCCAATGGTGCAATGTTTAGGAAAGATGTTAGAGGATTTCTTCCTGAACTAATGGATAAAATTTATAGTGAAAGAACAATCTACAAAAAGAAGATGCTTGCTGCTAAGCAGGAGTATGAGAAAACACCAACCAAAGAATTGGAGAAGGAAATTGCTCGTTGCAACAACATTCAATTAGCAAGAAAGATTCAACTTAATTCTGCCTATGGTGCTGTAGGTAATGAATACTTTAGGTATTTTAGGATTGAAAATGCAGAAGCAGTCACTCTATCTGGTCAGGTATCTATCAGATGGATTGAAAATAAAATGAACACTTACTTAAACAAAATTCTTAAGACCAATGATGTTGATTATGTTATTGCTTCGGATACTGATTCTATTTACCTTAATATGGGTCCTTTGGTCAACAGTGTATACAAAGGCAGAGAGAAGGTTAATGAGAAAGTTGTTGGGTTCCTTGATAAGATCTGTAAAATGGAACTTGAGCCTTATATTGAAAGTTCTTACCAAGAACTGGCTGACTATGTAAATGCTTATGCTCAGAAGATGCAGATGAAGCGAGAAAACATTGCTGATCGTGGAATCTGGACTGCTAAGAAGAGATACATTTTGAATGTATGGGATTCTGAAGGAGTTAGGTATTCTGAACCTAAACTAAAGATCATGGGTATTGAGGCAGTTAAGTCATCTACACCTGCACCTTGTAGGCAAATGATTAAGGATGCTCTTAAACTTATCATGACTAAAACTGAGGATGACTTGATCAATTACATTGATAAGTCTAGGAAGACTTTCTATGCATTGCCTCCTGAGGAAATTTCCTTCCCCAGAACAGCAAATAACATTAACAAGTATAGGTCTTATAGTTCAATCTATGAGAAAGGATGTCCCATTCACATCAGAGGATGCTTGCTGTATAATCACTATATCAAGCAACACAACTTGGATAATAAATATCCTTTTATTAATAATGGCGAAAAGATTAAATTTTGTTATTTGAAAAAGGCTAATCCAATTAGGGAAAATGTACTATCCTTTATTCAACAGTTTCCAAAAGAATTAAATCTTGTGAAATATGTTGACTATGAACTTCAGTTTGAAAAGAGTTTTATTGACCCATTGAAAACTATTCTTCAATGTATTGGATGGGGCATTGAAAAAACAAACACATTAGAATCACTTTTTGCATAACTATGGATTTTTTACAAGACATAATTAAAGAGGTTGGTGGAGAATATGCTTCATTAGCATCTGATATTGAGGAAACAGAAAACTATGTTGACACAGGTTCATACATTTTTAATGCACTGGTTTCAGGTAGTCTATTTGGTGGTGTATCTGGGAATAAGATTACTGCTATTGCTGGAGAGTCTAGTACTGGAAAGACTTTCTTCTCTCTCGCTGTGGTTAAGAATTTTCTTGATACTAACCCCGATGGTTATTGCCTCTACTTTGATACTGAGGCTGCTATCACCAAGTCTCTTCTAGAAAGTCGTGGTGTAGATACAAATAGACTTGTTGTTGTTAATGTAGTTACTATTGAAGAGTTTAGATCAAAAGCTTTGAAAGCAGTTGATCTTTACATGAAAAAGTCTGCAGACAGTCGCAAACCTTGCATGTTTGTGCTAGACTCTCTAGGGATGCTCTCCACCGAGAAGGAGATTACTGATGCCTTAAATGATAAGCAAGTTCGTGATATGACTAAATCACAACTTGTCAAAGGGGCGTTCAGAATGTTAACTTTGAAGTTGGGGCAAGCAAACATCCCTATGATTGTCACTAATCATACCTATGATGTTGTTGGTGCTTATGTTCCTACTAAAGAGATGAGTGGTGGTTCTGGATTGAAATATGCAGCATCTACTATCATTTATCTTTCCAAGAAGAAGGAAAAGGATGGCACAGAAGTTATTGGTAATATTATCAAGGCAACAACTCATAAATCCAGACTTAGTAAAGAAAACAAAACAGTAGAAGTGAGGTTGTATTATGATGATCGTGGTCTTGATAAGTATTATGGTCTTCTTGATTTGGCTGAGAAATATGAGATATTTTCGAAGGTAGGAACCAGATATGAGACTCCCTTTGGTTCTCAGTATGGAAAAACCATAATGGAGAATCCTGAGAAGTATTTCACTGAAGATATTATGCAAGCACTTGATGAAGCAGCAAACAAAGAATTCTTATATGGAGGGTGATGGAAAAGATTGAAACTACAATTCTCAGAAACCTTGTTTACAATGATGACTATTGTAGAAAGGTATTACCATTTATTAGAAATGAATATTTTGAAGTTTATCATGAAAAAGTAATTTTTGAAGAGATTTGTAAGTTCATTCTTAACTATGACAATCTTGCCACAAAGGAAGTTATTTTAATTGAAACAGAAAAAAGAACTGATATTACAGAGGAAACTTACAAAGAAATTTGTAACTATGTAAGTGCTTTAGATGATTCCAAACCAGATCAACAATGGTTGCTAGACACTACAGAAAAGTGGTGTAGAGATAGAGCAATTTATCTTGCTCTTATGGAAAGCATTAAGATTGCTGATGGGCAAGATGAAAAAAAATCTAGAGACTCCATTCCATCTATTTTGCAAGATGCACTTGCAGTCAGTTTTGATGACCACATTGGTCATGATTATTTGCAGGACTACTTAGACAGATATGAATCCTATCACAGAAAAGAAGACAAAATACCATTCGACCTTGACTACTTCAACAAAATCACAAAAGGTGGTATACCTAATAAGACTCTCAATATCGCTCTTGCTGGTACAGGTGTCGGCAAAAGTCTATTCATGTGCCACATGGCTAGCTCCATCCTCTTGCAAGGGCGCAATGTTCTCTACATTACACTTGAAATGGCAGAGGAAAGGATTGCTGAAAGAATTGATGCCAACCTTTTGAATGTAAACATCAAGGACATTCAAGAACTTCCTAAGAAGATGTTTGAGAGTAAAGTAAATAATATCAGTAAAAAGACTCAAGGTTCTTTGATCATCAAAGAATATCCAACTGCTTCTGCACATACAGGTCATTTCAAGGCACTCTTAAATGAACTATCTCTTAAGAAATCATTTAGACCTGATATTATTTTTATTGATTACCTCAACATTTGTGCTTCCTCTAGGTATAAGTCAAATTTTTCTGTCAATTCTTATTCGTATGTTAAGGCAATTGCAGAAGAATTACGTGGACTGGCAGTGGAATTCAATGTTCCCATTGTCTCTGCTACTCAAACCACTAGGAGTGGTTATGGCAATTCTGATGTTGAACTTACTGATACTAGTGAGTCCTTTGGTCTCCCTGCTACTGCTGACCTTATGTTTGCCCTTATTAGCACAGAAGAATTGGAACAGTTGGGTCAGATTATGGTGAAACAACTGAAGAACAGATATAATGACCCTACCATCAACAAGAGATTTGTTGTTGGAATTGACAGGGCAAAAATGAGACTCTATGATTGTGAGCAGAGTGCTCAGAATGATATTCTTGACTCTGGACAAGAAGAAGAGTATACTTATAATGATGAACCAAAACAAAGTAAATTCGCAAGTTTGAAATTCTAATGATTGAAAAAGTAGACTTTAACAAGTATCAAAATTTTGTAGATGCAGTAACCTCTGATGCATCTAAAGACTTTGTATCATTTTCAGATCGCATTGTTGAACTTGATCGCAAAGGTGCTAATATTGAAAGACTCCTAACTGCTGGTGTTGGTATTAATGCTGAAGGTGGTGAGTTCCTTGAGATTGTTAAGAAAATGATCTTCCAAGGTAAATCTTGGAATGAAGATAACAAAGACCACCTGATTACTGAACTTGGAGATCTGATGTGGTATGTTATGCAAGCATGTATTGCACTTGAAGTTCCTATTGACTATGTGATTTCTAGGAATGTAGATAAACTTTTGAAGCGTTATCCTGAAGGTGCTTTTGATGTGTTCTATTCTGAAAATCGTTCTGAAGACGATAGATAATAATAAACTAAAGATAAATGGCAACTGAAACAGATCTCTTTGAAGCAGCATCTATTGTTGTCTTCTATCATGCAATAGAGAAAGGTGCAGATCTAACTCCAAACCAAGATTTAAATCTCTATGATGATTTAAAAACTGAGTTTCCAAATATGGATTCTGAGTGGTATCTTGGTTTGTTGAAACAAGCAAAAGCATTAATTAAATATCTTGGCCACTCAGAAGGAAGTAAAGATACTTCTTGGAAATATGCTAGGTATGGTGGATCAACTAAAACATTACCATCCACAAAAACAACAGACATTTATGACTACATTTGGTCTAGTTTTAACAGACCACAACAGCAATTGTTTACTGGAAAAAAAGATAGTTGGAACACCACTGATGTTTACATGATTAAAGCATCAGAAGAAAAAAAAGTTAAAGATATGATTGATCTTCTTAAGGGAGAGTTTTCTGATGGAACAACAGCACCTGAAATTTTTGTAGGGACTGTTAATGCTTATTTGAGTCAACTTTTATCAAGTAAAACTCTTCTTGGTATTTCTCTTAAGAAACCTACCAAAGCAGAACCTGAATCTCATGTATATGAAACTAATTTAGATGTTGGACCTGATGGGATTCAGGTTCATGAAGGTGAAATTATAGGTGATATGTTTACCTATATGGAAATTACTAAAAGGGGAGGAGACAATGATTTTGCTGGAAACTCCTTAACATTTGAGGCTCAATTTAAGGCAGGAAAATATATTAAAAGATATTATTGGGAGAGTAAAGTTTCTAGTACTGCTGCTCATGCAACTGAACCTAGAGATAGAGTTGCTAACAACAAAGGTAAGTATGTAAATGCAACTGCTAGAAATGGAGCTATCCCTGCTCCTAAAATGGCAGAACTGGTTAAAAAGTATACTGGAGAAGAAATCAACCACAACATTCCTTTGAGTGGAAAATTTACTGATACTCATATGAAGTATTGGCAAACTTATTTTGCTAACATAGTTTCTGATAGAACAATTTCTAAGGGGTTTGGTAAAATTTCATACATGGGCAAACCTTGCACACCAGAAGAGTTTATCCAGAAAGCATTTTTATTAGATGAACAATCACCTAATCCTTCAGGAAAAAACTTTGCAGTTAAATTGAGAAGTAAACTTAGAATTCTTAGATATATTAAAATGTTTATTGAAGCAAAGAAGCAAGGCAAATTAGCAGAACTTATCACTCATGCGTATTTCCTATCATCAAAAATGAACATTAGTCAAGCAGACCTGTCTGGACCCTTTATCAAAGTCCAGTGATGTGCTATACTGGTAAAATACTGGAGACCCTATGATTGACCTGAGAACTGGAGATTGCCTTGAGTTGGCAAAGCAACTTGATGACAACTCTATTGATTGTACTGTAACTTCACCACCATATAACAAACAAAAGATTGGTGGTGGTTTGTTTCGTAAAATTGAATATGACAAGTTTGATGATTCTCTTCCAGAAGATGTTTATCAAGAGCAACAGATTGAATTGCTGAATGTTCTCTTTGACAAAACCAAAGAAGGTGGATCTTTATTTTACAATCATAAGGTAAGGTATCTTCAAGGAAATGCTACATCCCCTTGGCAATGGTTGCCCAAAACTAAATGGCACATCAGGGAAGAAATTATCTGGAATAGGGGAAGTGGTCCTGAGATTTCTGGATATAGGTTCACTCAAATTGATGAGAGAATCTATTGGTTGTGTAAGGGTGCAAAGCGTCCCAAACTTCCTAGGAGATCTGTAAACTATGGATCAGTTTGGAAGTTTGGTCCTGAGATGAAGAATCCTCACCCTGCACCATTTCCTATTGTTCTTCCTCTGAGATGCATTCAAGCAGTGATGGAATCTCCTGGTGTTGTTCTTGATCCTTACAGTGGTTCAGGTACAACTGGTCTTGCTGCTACACTTCTTGGTCATAACTACATTGGATTTGATTTGTCTGATGATTATCATGCTATGGCAAGAGAAAGAATTAGCAATCCATCTAGAAGAGATCTTGAAAAATTTACAGAAGAGTGTGGTGTTGAGGTAAATACAGAAAGAGATATCTTTACCCTACTTTCCTGATGGAAGATTTTTTTAAGGAACTTATAGTCATTTACAAAAATCACATAAGAATCAAACAATTAAAGAAAAGGACCATAGAAAATTTTTCCAAATTCTATATTCATTTTGTAGATCAAAATAATGATCCAAAAGAAAAGAAAGATAAATACTTACAATTGAAACATCTTGGTCTAAGATATATACAGGATAATCAGAATTTGATATATTCAGAAATTAATAAATGAAAAGATTCTTAGATTTTTTAACAGAAGCAAGAAC